TTACATCTTCGAACTTGGCGTAGGGCGTTGACTGTGTATCGCCGTTCTTGTTTTTGAATTCGATCTTGCCGCGCTTCGTGATCCTCGGCAGCTTTGCCTGCAAACGCGCCATGGAACGATTGAAGGCAATCTCTGCCTGCTTCGACATGAGCCGCTCTTGCAGCGCGAACAAACCCTCCATCTTGGCGATATCAACATGCGGGTCTCTCGCCGCCGCCGCAATTACGGCTAGCAATGAGCCAGATTCAGCCGGAGAATCTACAGCGGCAATCTGTCCGGGATGTTCCTGTACCACAATGTCCGTCACGCCGTCCTCCCGATTAATCGTCGATTCAATTCCTGCCGCAGCGCATCCGCGAAACCTCGCGCCCGCCCTAGCCGCATATGGAGAGGCTGCGATTCATCCGCCAGCCAACCATCGAGCTTGTCCAGGTGCCCTAGCCAATGCTTCATCCAGCGATCAGCCTCAAGAACACTTGCCACCTCGAACGCGTACTCAGCCCGATCCTTGTCGCAGACGAAAAGATCCGGCTCAACTTGCGTGCCGTGCTTCGCGCACATCTGTCTGTGGCAAAGATCGCAGTGCCTCGACTCGCCTGCGATGACCTTCCGGCACACCGCGCAGACGCACTGCGGTGGACTCTCGCCGGAGTGGTAGAGCTCGTAGAGGATCTCGCTCATGCCCGTGCTCCCGTCGCCATTCTCTGCTTCATCCAATCGGACAAAGGAAAGCGGTCTGAGGTGACGACATATTCGGAATCTTTCTCGTGCTCGAAACGCCAGGTAATCCCAGGCCAGTCCACGAGCACCGCATCTCGCGCAGCCTCCACCGTCTCCGCCTGTATTAGTCCACACAAAATACTACTGCCGGAAGCATCGTAGCCAGTGCACCACCAGCCCAATACGGCGACGTTCGGCGGGAATGTCAACGGTCGATGGTCCTCTTCCTCAACGATCCAAGACATCCACCAGCGCTTGGTATTCACTGGACAACCTCACGAAATCTCTGAGCCCATTCCAAGCCGCGAGCCGCGATGCTAAGCATCCGAATCAGCTCTCCAGCGCTCTGTGGGAACTCCACTGCGCACGTCAGGCACAGCGCCCTACCGGTTTCCTCGTGCAGACTTCCCGGCAAGATGTGCGCCTGGCAGAAGTGACCACCGCACTCCCGGCACACAGAATGTGCGGTGTACGCTGGGACTCCGCACGTGTCGCAGGTCATGGTTAGGCCGGAGATCATTTATTGCCGTCCGGTAAATCAAAAGCGTCCTGTATCGTTCTAAGGGCCGAGTACTCACCGAATGCGCGATTGATGTCGGACTTGCGCTTGTCATATTTGCCCCACCCGTCGCCACGCCGAAAGCCCTCACAAGTTTCTAAATAACGCATGCGCTGCGCCACCCATGCTCCGAACAGCGCCTTGGAAAATCTTTCCTTCATATCCCCATCCCCGGCGCAATCAACGCCAACCAAAACACCACGAGCCCCATGAGCACAGCGCCTATCCACAGTGCGAGCGTCCTTTGCCGTGTCATGACTGCACCGACTCTGGCCACTTGACCATTTCGAATGCCTCCGACAGCCCAGGAAATAGGGTCGCAAGTCTTCCGCAGACCACACACGTTCCGTCGGGATAAACCTGCTTGTGTTCGCAATCCATAAATCAACTCCCGCACTCGACCACCGCCATAATCATCAGGACAACAAAGGCCACGAGCAGGATGATCAGGGACCGGTCGGCGGTCGGCTTCACTACGTTGGGGATCATGAGATCCTCCAGGTACGATCCAATTCCCCGTCTTGTGCGAGTCGCCGGAATCCGTCACGCATCGCGGCTTCCAGTTCCGCGTCCTGACGTTGCTTCCGGCGCTTCCAGAAGTAGCCGAAGACACTGCACGCCACCGCGATCACTACTGGGGTTGCATAAACCACGACCTGAATCAAATTTCCCTTGTCCATAAATCCCCTACCAACTAGCGATCAAAAATCCAACCAGAAAGGCTCCCGCGAGGCCCATGCACCAACCGCCAGCCTTCGGATATCGATCCGTAAGAAAGATTGCAGCCATCACGAAGACGGCAATCCCAGCGGCAGACAACCGCATTACTTCCATGTCTGTCACCGTTCCCTCCGATGGAATCCGACCTCTTGCCGAACAGCCGCCAAGAACCCAACGCCGAAGCCGAACATCAGGGAGAGCGCGACAATCACGGCGATGTCGGCGTACTCCAGAGGGATCGTCACTTGCCACCTCGTACGGGTAGGACGCCAAGCCCAAACAGGACGCAGCCAACCACCGCCCCGGCCAGGTAATACCAAAACACTGGCGTGCTGGCCACCAACCACATCTGATTCATCGCGTACATTTACTTGCTCTCCATTTCTTCGAGTCGCTCCAGCATGAGGTCAACCTCACGCGCAGTCAGGCGCTTCGGTCGCTTACGGTCAATCGGCAACATGAAATACTTGTAGAGTTGGGTCAGGCCACCACACAGCAGCATGACTGCGGCAATCGCGGCGAAGAAACCGAGCAGCGTTCCTCCGTCCCACGCGGGTATCGGGTCCGTCAGCATTTGGGCTCGCATTACTTCGTCTCCTGGAACTTCCGTCGTGCTTCACGGGCGCGGTCCATGGCGCTCGAAGCGTCTTCGATCTCGGCCAGTATTGACTTGATCCTCGGAATCTTAGCCACCGCCTTGCTGAGCGCTATGCAGGCCGATACCTCTTTGCGGATCAGTGCCGCTGCCGTGATTTTGACTTTTGGTTTTGCCATTTTCTGACCTCAGAAAAATCTGTTGAACTTTTTAACCGGCCTGCACGTTCCTACCTAAGACGGAAAGCGAATCCCCCGACCCGCTTTCCGGTTGCGTTTCGCCAGATGCTCTTCGAGAGCGATCTCGACGATGGTCTGAACTGTTGAGTCGGAACCCACCGCCGCAAACCTAGTTCGCTTCAAGAGCCCGGCAGGAACACGTACGTGAAGGCTTACCAACTCCTTCGCCTCCGTTTCCTGTGCTACATTGCTACTTTGTGGCATGAATTGAGTTTACGCCCATTTGGGGCATTGAGTCAATGGGGCAGTGGGGTAATGATCCATCATAAATATTTATGGCCGATGAACCGGGTATAAACCGAATAAGCTTACGGATTCCGGCCGATCTTTTCGATAGGCTGGACAGGAAACGTTTTGAAGAAAAAACTACGTTTCAACAGATCGGACTGCAATTATTCGAGGATTGGTTACGCGGGGAGCGTAAGGTGTCGGAGGTCAGGAATGACGAGTTCGTTAAGTGCCCGGTTCACTTGCGAGCGGTAATAAACTCAGTCATCGTGAAGCTCTCCGATCCAGAAGAATATCAGAAGATCTTACAAGCCGGTATCGTGGAGCAAATGAGGCAAGGGCCAAAGCGAGTAAAATAAACTCCTAGGAAAAGCCTGATACATTCGCGTAAATTTGGGGATTGACACGGAATCGTTACGGGACTACTCTTAGATGCGACTTGCTTTCCCGCGAGTCGTTTTTCCCGTTAGGGGTCAGAAATGCTCGACCAAGATAGACTTTTTGCGCTTGTGGCGCAAGAGGTAGCTCGTGTTCATCCGCACATCTCGAAGAAGGAGGTCCGCTGCGATTTAACGGACTATCGGGACAAAGTAAACTACATGTCACTGGAGAGTGCTCCGTACGTCGCCTACGGATCACCGATGGCTCGTTATAAGCCAATGATTCGGCTCTTAGGGGATGCCGATGTTGAGTTTCTTAAATTGCCGTTTTATGCGGGACTCCAGATGCGCCGGGAGAGACGTAAGATCTACCTCGGGTATCTTGCGGATCTCGCCGCTGAAGCGTCTTATGTCCTCAGCTTGCAGGCGGAAAGCGGTGCTGCCGACCGGTCCCAGACGCAAAGGGACAGGCGAGCAATTCAGTCCGCGCTACGAAGGCTCACTATCGCCGCGTGGATGCACAGAGCTTATCTACCGGGAATTACAGATCGAGTAACGGAGGCGCTCCAGGATATTACTGGCGCGCTCGGTTACGGGCAGATTCTTCAGATGCCGCTATCGCAAAATTCCTGAGGTCCTCGACGGCCGCCGTGATTCTATGGCGGTCGTCATCAGAAAAATCCCGCCTTACCAACTCCTCGCCCTTGCCGGTCAATAGGAACGGCCACAGACACCAACAAACCGCCGCCGTGCCCATGTAGATAAGTGCCCACTGGCGCTCTCCCGTGAACACCATCAGAGTCATGCCTGCGGCCTGCCCAGCGCAGTAGGCCATTAGTAGCCAGCGATGATAAAAGAGGTTTTTGCGTTCTGGAATCGGAACAGAGCGAATGTGGCTTACCGCAAAGGCCAGCCCAAGTCCGACCGCAATCGCAGAACTGCGGACAAGTACGCCCACCGCAACCGTGTTGTTGTTCAGCCGGTCAGTGAGCGTATCCATACCCATGGGCATCAGTGCGAAAACGAGAGCGGCCAGTGACGACCAAGCCAGTACACGCCGCCCATAGTCGCCGATTCTGGGGTAGTCGTTTGCGATACGCAGGTAGGCTTCAATGCCAGCGCCAACCAATAATATTGAGGTTACGGTGTGGCAATACCGCCATGTCGTCGCGTAGTCCTGGGAGCCAATTCCGTAAGTAGCGGAAACATAGCTAAGGACGCCAGACTTCAGGATGTTGGAGACGGTCCAAGCAGTAAACCAGCCGTAGCGTCGCCAAATGCCGGACCACCCCAAGCGCACCAGTGTAGCCATCGCCCCCAGCAGGGCGAGATACACCGACGCGCTTAAGGTAGCTTCCATCGCAAGGATTATACGCTACTTCGCGCGTTTATGAACCAAGGGTTTTCCCTTGGAGGGCACTTCGGACCGGCAAGATGGCCAGCAACCGGGCGGGGTACCAGCGGCTACAGTACCAACGATCAGCACCGCACATACGGCAATCTTTACAAGTGTTTTCATGGTGTTGCTCCTTTCCGGGGTTGCCGGAACTACTACTTCATTTTGGGGTACTACGGGATCGGGTGTTAGTACCGCCCGAAGCTTTTCTGAAATCAGAACAAGAAACGCTCGTGCGCTGCGGATTCACGGGCTAATCTTTTGCGAACTAATTGACGATTACTGACGTTGTACAGTGCGAACCAGGAGGTTCACATGAAACCAATAATCGCAGTGCTGCTTTGTGTCAGCGCTGCCAGTGCCCAAAGATTCGAGCAACCCCGGCAGCAGGTTGATTTCTACGGCGGAGGATCATATCAGGTGGGCGTCACCGGCTCGGCGGTACTCGGGGTCCAGGTCCGGCAGAACGTCGGCAGGCGCGTGGGCATCGGCGGATATTACAACTTCGCGCCGGGGTCCTCGCTGGTCGGAGCTGGGCCAACTGGCATCGAGTACAGCGTGTCGCGCAACATCCAGGACTACGGCATTGCGGTTGAGGTCCACTCGGCGACGAAGATCCAACCATATATCCTCGGCACGTTTGGAGGTGTCAGTCTTCAGGATCGCGGGTCAGCGCACAATTATCTGGGCGACTTAAGCTTGTCGTTCACCGAGAGCCACATCGCATATGGAGCGGGTGTGGGAGTGCGATTCAATTTCAGCCGGCGGTGCGCGTTCTTCGTGGAGTCGCGCGTGGTGCGAGCCGCAGTGTCGAGCGCGGATTATTTCGTCCGTGGTACCGTGGGCTTGTCAATCGCATTGCCATGAGGATCTTAATCTACACCCTGTTCGCGCTTGCCGTATTCGCTGAGCTCCAGGACGTTGTTCTCTGCGCACTAATGCAAATCTGCTTTACGTTCATCTGCTCGATGCGTCAGGGGTGCAGTAGGATGAGTCATGGCGACCCGGACCATCGTTAGATCGGTAGACCAGCCACCGCTCACCGCTGAGGATATGCGCCGCGTATTTCAAGTTCCGCCAGAGAAGGCATTGCATATTATTTTTGATGCAATTGAATCGGGAGCGACCGATACCGAATCAGTACCGGATAGGCGGCCCGGACCCGGAGAAAATAAAATGCAAACGGAAACCACAACTAACAGATATGAGATAGCAAAGTCCCTAATCGGCGAATGGCGGAATTGCACCGTGCCAGTCACAGTATCGGCCTTGGACCAGGATGGCTTTGACGCAGATGAGGTAACCGCTTCAATTGTGCTCCGGGCTTTCTTCGCGCAACTCGATGACGCCGCGATCAATAAGACTTACGAAGAGCAGATGAGTCAAGGTCTAGGCGAGTCGGTCGGAGAGGACGGCGACACGCCCCGCGAAGCTGCGGAGCGCGAAGGATGGCATGTTATGCGTACTTGGGATACTCGCGCGACCAAGATCGAATGTGTTGTCGCTCAGGATTGCCTAGGGCGGATATGGGCAATCGAGTACGCTGATGATGGGCCCTGGGCAATTATGTTGGCGGGTTAGTACCAGATAGGCGGATTTGGTGATTCAGCGCCTAATGGATTTGGCACGTAGCCTCATGTCTCGCGCGTAGTTTTTTCTTTCTTGCAATGTTCGCGGGACTAGACCCTCCGCAATTACAAGCTTCTCCCATCGCTGACCAAATTCATTTAGTCCGAGCCGAAAGGCTCTCCTTCTCCATCCCAAGTCGTATGCCAAGTAATACAATTCTCGACCGACCGCACGATTGAGGGCCTTGATATCATTCGGTGGAGCTTGGAGGACGGCCAGTTGCACGCTCTGCCGTACCCCGTCCCTGTCTTCGCGCATCAGCCATGGGAAGTAAGATGAGGCCGCTTGCATTCCCAGAGCGAAAGGGCACCCCATCTCCAGAATCTTTCCCTTCATGGCTATTGGACCGGAATCACGTCCGAATTGACGCGCACTCTGATTGTGTGTCCGGATTGCTCTTGAATCAGTCCAGAGAGAGCCTGTAGTCTAAATCCTTGGATTGTCCCGAGCAGCGGCGTGTAGCCATTCGCATCGAATTTACCGTTTGTGACGGTCCACGATCCTACCGGCAAATCGTCTGAAAGGAATTGAACGCCCTGTTGAACCGAGGTGCAGCCACCGAACCCCGCACACGTCGCAGAGACGCCGCGCATCGCATAGACCTTGCCAACGGGTGGAGAGACCGACAGATCGATTGCGACTCGAACTACGCCCGTACCGTCGAGCACGTCAACTTGGCCTGGCTGAATTTCGTAAAATATGTTGCTAACCAAGATTGGACAAGAACCAATCGCAAGCTGGGTGTTGGATTTCATGGTCAAACGGCACGCCTTTGATTCTTGCACTGGCGCTGGACCACTACCGCCACTCGCAAGCCTCACTGCGGAGATTGCGCTGACAATCGCGCTATGCTTTGTCGTGCCGGTATCGTTGGCCGTCAGGGCCACCACGATCTTACCGCCACTATCCGCTGCAACCGTGCGCCACGTGATCGGCGTAAACTGTTTTACCGAGCCAATGATATCGAAAGCCCCCAACAACTGCACATCATTGACCCACACGTTGATAGGTCGCTGGCCCTTCATAGCGTACACGGGTTCCACAAACGTCAAACTCACAATGTACGCTCCCGGCTCCACATCGGCAGTCCAGACCATCCGGGCTCCGTACTGCATTGTGTAGCCCGTGTCCCTGATCGGTCCGTAATCAGTGCATCCGACACAGGTGAAGGTCTGCGCCGATGCTGCCAGCGCGAGGAATGCGAGTGCGGTAAAAAGTTTCATATTTGAAATCCTGTGAGTTTGTGCTAACATCTGAACTGCAATGCGATTGCTACTATCATCCTGGTCATCCCGACTGAGTAGCAGCGACCGTCGTTATCGACTCAGTCGCTTATCATCCCTCTAATTTTTAAGGTTTGTGTTTTAATTTTGCTCCACTAGCCCAACGGCAGAGGCAATAGTCTTAGGAACTATTAAGTCTCAGTTCGAATCTGAGGTGGAGTACCAAGGCTGACTGAAGGGAATTGGCATACCTACTGGACTTAAAATCCGGTGTTTCTGGGTTCGAAGCCCAGGTCAGCCACCACATGTGCCCGAGTAGCCCAATTGGCAGGAGGCGGCAGATTCAAAACCTGCACAGTGTCGGTTCGAATCCGACCTCGGGCACCAAGCATTTTTAAAGAGCCCTAGCGCTTCAGAAAGAAACTGATCGCGGATGCAATCAGGCCGAGCGATTCCATTCGACATCGCTCATCACGGTGTGCAAAATTGCACATACAGCGCCGGATCTATTTTGTTAAACTTTTCATATTCTCACCGTTGTCCTCGTCGCGCTCGCTGTTCGCCTGTTGGCTGATCTGACCTCTTTGCGCCTCGTCCCTCTTTTCCGGCTCTACCTTTTTGCGCTGATCGTTGGTATGTTGATACGCGGCGATTACACACCTGCCTGGATGGGACTTGCTGTGCTGGCAATCAAAGCGGCAGCGACGGTCGAGATGATGCGGATGCTTTACGCGCGAGAGACGTCTGGAGAAATTAAGAGTCTCTGGGGATACTCGATTAGCGCCGGGTTGCTGTTTGCGCTACTGGTTTTTCTTTTCGGATTCGAGCCGCGGGCTCTCATTGCAAGTCCGCTCCTGGTCTACGCCCGACAAATCGGGCAAGCCTTTCTCGCGGTGGTGGCGCTATCCATGGCCCTATTCGCATGGGCATTTCACCGCAACACGGCAACCTTCACCACGGCTCACTCTTGGCTGATGACCATCCTCTGGCTCGACTATGCACTGATCGGGCTGATGTCACCCGCAACTGGATCTGAGTGGCGACTACTCGACAATATCTGGACCACCATAGCGACCCTCGCGATGATCGGATGGACCGCTACAGTTACCCCCACTCTAAGACGGGCCACCGGGCGGTGCTGGTGGTGGATCGTCCGCGTCTTGGGGCTTCGGGGTTGGTGGCTGGTTCGGCTTTGGCTTCTTTTCTCTCTTTGGCATAGATCGAAATCTCCTTCTGAATAATAATACTGCTCACGTGCTGGGGTGGCCGTTCTCTCGATCACTACTTTGGTTTTGCTTTTTCAAATCCTCTATTTCCTGTAGCATCTTCGCCCGCTCTCCGTTGACCATCTTATGGGTCGCGCTGGCTTGCCGAGTAGCCTTAATCTGAAAAACTACCACGAGAGCCAGTAGGATTCCGCAAACACCCTGGATGAGCGGAGTGACCAAATCGCTGATCAGCTTGTATCTTTGCATTCGCAAAGCCGTGTCATCCTTTGCCGCCGCAATAGCCTGATTCACTTTCATTTCCTTGAGATCAGCCCGGACGGCGCTCAACTGTTTTGCGTTTTCTTCTTTGGCTATACGGTTCTCTTCCGCCGTTTTCGCGAGCTCCCGATTGGATTCAAGTAGTCGTCTCGCGTCATCTCTCGCCTGGGCAAGAGATTTATCGAGTTGCCTAGTCTGGGCCGTGATTGCGGATGTTACCGCAGTCTGCTGATTGGTGACAACGTCGGCCAGCTTCTTGGTTGCGTTTTTTGTTTCGGCTGCAACTCGCTCGACCGCTTTCACGCCGCTAGCTTGTGATTCAAGAATCTGAGACGCTGCCGCCTCTACCTTGGCCCCTGTAGTTTCCGTGGAATCCCGAACGGCTTCGGTGAGTTTTTGGGTACCAGCTTTCAAGGTGGCCTTCTCCGCGCGCTCGGCGGCCAGTGCGGCTTGAAGCGCTGCGTTTTGCCTTTTGATCTCCTTGAGCTCGGCTTCTGTTTTTGTTTCCGCTGCCAAAGATGCGCAAGCGAATAAAATTACGACTATGATTTTCATCGTTTAGACCGACAAGAACTGGCTCAGCGATTTCCCGGCAATGCGGATGAACTTGACTACGGTTCCATCCAGCGTCGGAAATTGGGATAACACCCAGAGACCGATACCGGCGAGCAGAGCGATCACAACGAACTGAATCAGTAGTGCTGGCATGGAAATTTCTCCTTTTTATGTCTATCGACCGTCATACGGTGGAGGCCCTGGCTTTGGTCCAACGCCCCCGATTGCCGCATGATTCGTTCTGGAAAAGTAGAAACCAACCACGGTCCCAAATGCAACGCTCATGATCGTAGGCAACTGCTTTTCGGACTGCGTAAATGCAGAATGCACACCCGCCCCCATCGTGCAAATAACCACAGTGAGCGCGATGAATGCCTGCGTGTATTCCCAAATTAGGTTTACTTTACGTTGCCCAGCCGTAGTCATGTCTTGCTGGGACGTTGTGGTGGGTGGTAGAGACTGAGGATCATTCATTTTATTCGCGACTCCTAGTACTGAAAATTGAGGACGCGCCCGGTGGGAGGCGGCGGCCCTGTGCCCATACTGAGCCACCAGACCGCGGGCCCGCTATCATCGAACGCATCAATTGCAGCCGCAAAATCTCCAGATGCAAGCCTGATCGGCTGATGGCCGAGGATGTTGGTCACGGTCCCAGATGTAGGATTGAGCGGGAGATCGTAAACGAGAATCTGAATACCCCACGTCGCAGCCGCAAACGCGTTGTAGTAGATTTGGTTCGCGGTGCCGAGTAACTCGTAAAACAGATACAGAGTGCTACTCGCAACGTGCGGGATAAACTTTCCATCGTTCGGCGTTGCGGCCCCGCCGTTGGCTATTAGTGTCGGCGTCCACGTAGTTGGCGCGGTATCCGAATCGCTGACCAGCACGTATTGATCGAATTGTCCAAACGTGTAAGCGAGATACGTCGCCCCATCCCACGCCATTGCGTCGTACAGATCGTAAGAAGTGCTTGTGTCCATCGGATCAACCGTCAGGATGGTGTCTGGCGTGCCGGATGGAAGCTTGACGTGCTTGAGCGTAGTGTCCGGGCCGGTGAACCCAGCGAAGTCCGGGAACGTCGTGTAGAACGCGTGGACGTCGCCATTGCTATCGATCATCCCGGCCCCGTAGCGAATCTGGGCGGACGCAAACGCCGTTGCGTCGAGTGTGTTGCTAGCCGACCAAGTCCCGCTGGACAGCACGAAATAAACCAACGGGATCGCAGTCAAAGAGTCGGTATCGTCTCCTGTTACTAAGTAAAAATCGCCGTCGGCATTCGCGAGCCCGAATCCGTAATACACGCTACTCGTCTGCGTCAATTCAGCAGACGTATCGATGTAAGTTTTGCTGGTCAGGCTGAACTGGTAGACAGTGCATTTCCACGGGAAGTCATAGATTGTGGCGATGTGGAGGACGTTACCCACTCGCGTGCAAAAGATCCGCTGGATACCAAGGTCCGCAGTGCCGAATCTGCCATCCTTCAACAGCCATGTAGTTCCGCCGTCCCCACTCGCAATGACCCCGGATTCGATGACGGCGAAAACGAAGCTGCCCTGCTCGTAGACGTAGCGACTCTGGCGACCGTCGAAGTTGAGGAGTTCCGGCTGCCCGCTCGATGCGGACATATTGACCGGTGGGTTGGCTAGGAGCATTAGGTGATCTGACCGCGAATCTGGACGGTGACGTTCTGGGCTGCTGTCGGGTCTGCGCCGATGTTTACGTACTCAGCAGAAAACGTCATAATCTGGCCTCGGTACGCACGAAAGTAGGAAGGAAAGCCCGCAACTTGACCACGGAAAAGTGTCGAGGATGGAGCTGTTGCGCCATCGGTGACTACTAGCTTTGTATCGCTGAAGATGCTGACGCCATCCAGAAATACATCGATCACCAAGTCCTGATCGGAAGGCGGATGATCAGGGTCCGGTAGAATGTAGGCTTCGATGAAGGTCTGATTTTCAAAGAGGAACTTGCGGTTACCGAGCGGATTGGCTGCTTCAAGATCTCCACCGCTACCCAGCACAAAGACATGCTGGTCATAGCGAACGGCCGGCGGCTGTAGCTTGGTGGCGCTGCGCAGTTGCTCGAAGGGTTGCGTCGGCGAGATTGGATAGATCGACGTGATCGTATGGGTAATGCCGCTAGTGTCCTCTGGAACCTGTGTCGGGACCTCCTGGAGAATTACAGCCTCGCAGCTGTAGCGAAAAAATGAACCGCGCCCCAACGATTTCTCTGCTGGCTTCGCGACGATTGACAAAATAATGAAGTCCGCATTGATGTTATGCAGCGGCCTGTTGACCGGGATCTTCTGCCCGATCCGCAAACCCGGATCGTGCGTGGTGAAATTAATCGCTACCGGTATTACTGACTGACGCCGGTTAATCCCGGTCGCCAACGCCGACGCGCCCGCTCCCGTGGAGGTACTCGGCGAATCAACCACTGTCGTGAAAATCCCACTGTTGCCCGCTGGCGTGTAGTCGAGGCTGTCGTCTGGAGGATCAGGATTCGGGTTCGGTCCAGGAGCCTGAGGGTCGTTGATATTCGCAAGCGTGCTGATTGCGCCAGGCGTTGTAGCGCCTTCCAAATTATTGAGCGTTGACTCATAGATAATGTCGATGACCGTGCCAGCGCCAGGCGGGACTTGGCTCTGAATTTCAACAAATGGGTTCTGCGCGATCCAATACCAGGAGACATTGTCATTTGCATCCACGAAGGTCTGCTTAATGGGCGTCTCGACGTTGTCAACCTTAAATGAAATCGGTCGAAACGCAATGTCAAACGCAGTGCGGAAAAATATATCCGACACGCCCAGCGTAAACGATTCGGTATGTCTGACTGTTCCAGCCATTAGAGTGGGCTCTCTACTCCGAGGTTGCTATCCGTCCGCACGAAGACGTTATTGCCATACCCAATCAGGGTTGTGACGACGGAGAAACTCTCAACGTTATCGCTGTCGTCCGTGATGCTGAATGGAGCAGTCCCGCCCGCCCCAGGCGCATAGCAGTGGAGGTCCCCATTGACATCCACAAACGACATATCCCCAGTGACGCTGTTGAGGTCGGTCATGAATTCGTTGAAGGTCTTGCCGACGAATTCCATCTCAACCGGAAGGGATGCCACCGACGTAACGTTATTCGTGGTGATATTCTCGCCATTCAGAAACGTAGCGACGGCGTCTTTAACAATGTCAACAATTCGTCCAGGGCCATAATTTCTGGTTACGATCCTGGCATCCAGGCGCGCGCTGAGATCCGTGGCCGAGCATTCGAATTGATAGACGCCCGAGGTCTCCAGCGTGCATTCGGTGATTTTGTCAATCTGACCGCAGAACTCCACTCGGCCAGACCTCACGTCGCGGAATTTAACCTCTTGCCCGACCAGCGGGCGAACAGGGTCGTAATCGGCCGGCGATGTCAACGTGAATGATGCCGTTCCGCGGGTCCCCATCCGATTACTAATGGTGGTGGAATTCGGGACTAGGAAAGTGTTCTTGCCGCCAACATGACAGACAAGTTCATGCGGCCCAGGCCTACCAACAGTGCCGACGCCGCGCACGTACGCGGGGCGAACTATCGTCGAGCTGCTCATTTATGCTTCAGGCTGTCCGTAAACGTAACCGGTGACATCAACAGTGTCGTGCTCGGCAATTGACGTAGTCGGTAGATTGAGATCGCATCCGCTCGTTCCAACGCTGCCGTCCCATAGCGCCGTGGTGCCATCCGACTTGAACATGCGGAACCATGAGGCAACCCCGGTCGCTGGCGCGTCATCCTCGCCCGTGATCGTGTTGGCCGTTGCAACACCAGCGGATGCCGCTCCGAAAGCGGTGGAGTCCATGACTAACTCAGCGAGGAGAACCTGAGCGCCGATGGCCGTATTTGCATCTACTGGCTGGGCACCACTGTAGATTCGGAGCTTCCCGCTGTTGGCGAGTGCGCACGCCGCGTCGGCTGAAGCATTGGCCGTTGCATCTGAGATCTTTGTATTGAGAGCCATTTCTATCTTGTCGCCCGCGTAATCTCTTCGGAGGCCGCTGCCATCATTTTTTGCGCCTCGTCGTAGCCAGTCACGTTGCCGTAAATATTGACGTTAACCGCATTGCCCTGAGACGCATACCGAACCGGTGCGGTGGAGGTGCGCGAGAATCCTGCCGAGCCCGCAGGGGCCGAAGTATAGGGACTCGGAGCGACATAACCATAGTTCGGTGTGTAAGTAATCCCCGGCGAAGTGACCGGGTTACCGACGGGCACATTAATACCCGCTAATGGGGCATTCAAATTGTAGCTAGCGGCCCCCTTGAACAGATTGGAATTGTCTCCGCCCGTGCGCGCGATGACCGGGTCGTAATTCACGAGTCCCGCCAATTCGAGTGGCGATTTACCGATACTTGCCGCAGCGGCAATCTGCGCTGCGAGTTTGTCATACGCCGCCTTTTGATCAGCGAGAGATTGCGAGGAGACGCCTTTGATCTCTGCCTTGAAGTCGGTGTAGCTATTGCTCCATGTGTCGCCGATGGCCGCAAGCTGAGCTAGCATCGCATCTGCGCTTGTCAACTGTGCTTGCACGATCGCGCTGCCGGTCTGACCCAGGGCGTTGATGATTTCCCCGCCCGACTGCGTCACGGTGCCAGCAAGGTTGGTTGTGGCCTCTGCGGTAGCCGTTGTAGCGCTGGCCGTCTGCTCGGACAGGGCTTGTAGCCCAGCTACCTCGTCGGCGGTTAGATTGGCCGCTCCTGCGATTCCGTTGGCCACTGCGAGCGCCTCGTTCGCCTGGGCATTATTGGCGTCGATTCCCGCTTGGATCTGCTCTGCGAGCGATTGCGTATTTTCGTCAGCCTGCGCGTTGGTCTGATCGGCGGAATCCGTCGTCGCCGTGCTTACGCCGCGAAGGGCCGGTAAGATCAGAGTCTTAAGCGTGTTGTCGATTGCCTCAATGGCTTGTGCGACTGGGGAAAATAAGGCATCCCGGAGATCGACGAGACGGTCATGGATTTTGATGCTATTGGTCCATGTATTTTGGAGGATTCCGATTACCGACTGAGCGCCGTTCTGCCACATGACTACGCTGATTTCGCGAGTGGATTTCTCGATCTTGTCGAGCAGGGAATTCGCATGTGCCGCTTGGATGCCTGCCGTAATCCCAGACGCTACGTTTACGCCGATTCCGGCGATGCTAAGAATCGAAGAAAGGGAGCCGAGTCCACTAGCGGCACCCGATACTGCTCCGCTCGCCGATCCCGCGGCCCCGCCAGCCCCACTTGCGGCCTCACCCGCGCCCGTGGCCAGCCCCAGGCCTGACTTGATGGCTTCACCTGCTTTCTTGGCAGCATCCCCGAGACCGGTGAAGTCTAGCAAGGTCTTTGCGACCCATTTTCCGAACTGTTCAGTAAGCGGATGAATCAGTGATGTTTCGAAGGACTTGGCGATATCCTGCCAGAGCGATTTTAGAATGTCTTTGAGGCTGCTAAATTTGCCCATCATCACGTTTAGAATCTCGGTATCGAGACTCTTTGTGATTGAATCGCCGAGTTGATTAGCGAACAGATCCCACTGCGTTAATAGAGTCTTATGCCCCTCACGCGCAATCCGGACCATATCGTCAAGCTGACGCTTCTGGGACTCAGTTATTTTTACGCCATGCGCCTGTTGGGCTTCCAGCTGGGCCTGATACATTGCGGCTTCACCCTTCAGGATGTCCTGTTGGGTGGAGAGCGAGGAAGATTTTAGTTTCTCGTAAGCCGCAACTGCCAAATTGGCTCGGTCTTGAATAGACCGTGTCGCGTTGACACCTAGAATCCTATCGGCCTGCTCGATGTCGATATTGGCTTGGTCACGAATTGCCTTCAGCTTGCGTTGGGTGTCGATCTCGGCATCCGTAACCTCAATGCCCATCTTTCTCCATAGAGCGATAAGGCGGTCGTTGGCAGCAATGGTTGCATCTTCCCGTTCGCGGAGGGAAGTAAAGATATTGCTATTTACGAGCGCGAGACTTTCCCGGACAGCCAGCATTTGCGCGATCAGGGATTGATCGGTCTCTACGCCAAGCCTTTTGAGCGCATCGCTGACCTCTTGGAAGGTGGCTGCAAGTGGACTGGCCGCTATTTCGATGGCGCGTAATGCGTCGGCTGTTGACTTCGCTATCGGAGGAAACCAGCCGCCAAAGTTTCCGATAGCCGCTGCCATCTTGTCGAATTGGAGTTGGACGTATGCGCTCCGGTCACCCAAGAGAAGTAGGTTTTCGCCGAACAGCTCAGTTTGGTAGGCGAGCCCCTTGTTGCCTGTAGTTTGCTCAAGAAATTTGTTCGCAGAAATGTACCACTGATCGAGACTCTGCGCGTGTACGCGAGTTGCCTTTTCGGCCTTTTCATGACCCGCAGTAATCCCGGCCAGATCGACTGCCAATTGCTTGGCTCTTTGGGAAGCCCGCTCATTAGTTTCCGCCAAAGCCTTATTGGCCGCATCGGTCTTCATGACCGCATCGGCCTGCTTGCGCATCTGATCCGTTACGGCGTTGATCCCGTTCGGAGCGTCTTTCCATGCGATGGTGGACTTTGCGATGTATTCGGCGATTTCCTTATTCGTGTCGTTGAGCAGTTTAGTGAAAGTCGCGAGCGGATTAATATAGTCCGACCAGTGCCATTCCGCTGCCGCCTTACCGGCGCTGCTGAGCAACTTAGCGGTGTACTCTAGGGCGTTATTCATCAAGCCGCCCTGTAAGCCGCATTCCTCCTCTTTGTTGGCGAAGATCGACATTACGTCGGTCGTGCCAAAGAACTGCTCCTTCAGGATGACGAGATTAGATCCTAGATCGATTACCTCATTTACCAATCCGCCAATCTGCCATCCAGCGAAGGCTGCTGCGCCGACAGTGAGAGCCGTCGTTACTGCCCCAATACCTATGGCCGTTGCGCCCAGGGCCGCATCTGCCTCAATGGCGGCAGCGCTGATCCCTGACATGCTGACCAGGAATCCGGCAATGCCAGCGGCCACGGGCGCAAGCGCAGCCGTCACCGCAGTGAACCCTGTTACAATCGCGGCCGCGCCAATCGCCAGGGGACCAATAGCAGCACCAGCAGCCACTAGTCCCACGATCCATTCCTGGGTAGTCGGGGATAGTTTGGCGAAACCTTCGGAAATACTTTGGATGAAATCTAAAATCGGGCCGGAGCCATCCATGGCATGCTCAAACATGCCGGTTAGGACAGTCCCGATTGGTTCGAGCGCTGTCTCGATTTTATTCTTGAGAAGGACGAGTTTATCGCTAAAACTGAGGGTTGCCTCGGCTACTCCGTTGATTGTTTCGGTGCTGGCCTTGAGAGAGTTTACCCATTCATCAACATCAAAGCGCCCCTCTTTGATGGCGCGGAACATATCGACAGCGGCACGTTGCCCGAAGATTTTGACCGACATCGTCAGGGCTTCGGTTTCGCTCTTGGCGTTCTTGATTGAGTCAATAATCGCGCCGAAACCGGCGCTCGTGTCAATCCCGGCCTTCGCCATGCGCGCCAGCTCCATCCGCATGCCGGACAGAACCGTGGTAATGTTGACGCCCTCTTTTTCCCACTTACCGAGAAGGACGGCGGCATGCTCCATATCCAGTCCGAGCGCACGCATTGGAGCGCCGAATTGGACGATTAGATCCGTGAGCTTTCCGATGCCGATGCCGGAAGTCTGGGTGACTTTGTAAAGATAGTCGAGGGCACCAGATTGCTTCTCGGTGGAAATTGACCAGTCTCCAAACAGGCGAGTGGTGGACGCGATCAAAGGACCGATACTGGTTTCGGTAATACGCGCGAGGTTCAGTTCTTGGGTAGCTAACTCCTTCAGCGGCTCGCCAGAGATATTGAGGCGCTGAACAAGGCCGGAGATGGCTTCCGATGCATCGGAAGCAGAGGTGGGGATTGAGCTGAATACGGACTTAAATGTCTCGCCCATGCCAGCGAGATCGTCTCCGATGGCCCCTGTACGCGCGCGGATGCGATCAGACGCTTCGTCAAAATCTACCGAGGCCTTGATGACCGCCGCGCTAATGGCGGCGAAAGGCAGGGTTACATAGGTGGTAAGGGTTGTTCCAACTTCTTGCCAACGGGCGGAAAGCTTATCCAGCGATCCTAGTTGGCGATCAACTACATTGGAGACGCCCTCCATCTCTTTTGCGATGGCAGCGGTGCCGGTAATGACATCTGCAATGTCGATACCGGCCCGGATCATCAACTCGCCAGCGACAGCCATTAGCGTACACCTCTAGTTCGGGCAATCTTGTGCCCACTTTTCTCGACGTAAGCGTTATGGGCTTGGGCGAACATAGACAGAGACTTCATAGCGTTCGGACTAACGAGTGATTTAAGTACCTCAGCCTTAGTACGCGGCTTGCGCCTGACTCTCACCAACTCCTGCGGGTCGAGCGGTCGCTCTTTACCGCGATGTATGTTGTAAATCAGCGCGTAGTGGCGGGCGTGCCAAAAATCTTGCTCTTCGTGATATCTGTCGGTGAGGGCAATGAATTCGGGCAGTGTGTAGTGCGCGAAGAAATTCCGGGGAAGCTTGAGACATTGATGCCCAAAACTCCACATCCAGGGGAAGTCAAAGGACTCTAGCCAGTCGCCTAGCTGGCGAGCTGGGTCCGTGCCTTTTTTGCGACAGCCTCGGCTTCTTCTTCGGCAATTTCCTTTTCGTACTCAGTTTTTGTCTTGCCAGTGAAGGCCGCCATGATCTTCCTGTTCTGCCTATGAAGAGTTGGGTAGTTGATGTTATTAGCGATCCAGGCCGTTGTGATTTCCGGGTCCCCAATGCCAGCAGCAACGAAAACAGGCAGAACCTCATCTGAATTTTCGGCTACGGCGTCGAGTAACTTCTTGAGGCTCCCGTATTTCTTCTTAGCCAATTGCAGTTCGGCGATTGGGAAATTGAGTGGATATTCTTTACCCTTGAGGGTCACGGTCAGTACATCTTCAGTTGTTTCTTCCAAGGTAATGCTCCTTTTGCGCTTGATTTGTGATGCTTGGGATAGTGCTGGTGAAACGGGGCGGATTGCGCCGCCCCTTACTACTAAACTTCGCTACTGTGCGTCAGTTTCCCGGAGATAGACCAACCAACATCGGCGCTCTTGACGCCATCTAGCGGAAGGTCGAAACTCATCTTCATGACCTGCCCCCGGAAGGTCCAGTGCTCGCTGAGGGCTTCGTCTCGACCACCGAGAATCCGCCAGTTGCGGACATCATGAGAGTTGGCGAGAGACCAAAGCCCATCCTCCGTTGCGCCGTTGAGTGTCTCGTCATCTGGGTCCCAGAAGCACTTGATATTCAATTCGCCGGGGTCCTTGAGCCCGAGGATGAATGTCTTGTAGCCGTCCGGGTTGTTTTGGTGCGTGGTATCGAGCTTGTTTGAAGTTACTCCAAAGCCCGAGATATCGCCCGCGATCAGCGCGATTGTCTGCCATGTTTGCGGTGAGGTGTCGAGTCCCAGCTGAACGACTGATCCATTACCGCTTGTCGGTGTTCCTGTGTCGGTATAGCTCATTTGTGGTGCTCCTTGCGCCTCCCGGCGCTAGCGATGAAATAGAAAGGCCCCACCCTTTCGGATGAGGCCAATCGCTCCGTGCGTCTCTCGACCCTCGGAAGTCTGTTACTGAACTTGTGGTCTGAAGAATTTCTGGCAAGGCCTGCAATAGTGCGTCTTGGTTAACGGACCCGCATGTTGTTGCACGATTTCTTCACCCTGCCTGCTGCACTTTGGGCACGGCGCGTCAATGGTCGGCTCGCTCGGCTCTTCGTCTGCCGCTTCTGGCGTCGGATCGCGAAAAGCGCGGCAGGCCGCTCTGATGCGTTCGATCATGCGCCGATATTCTCCGTGACCTTCAGGATCACCGCGCAGCAGCACAGATTCTTCTGTGCATCTCGCTCCAAATCCTCGATTCCGTTTTCGAGTGTGATCGCCTGAATTTCAGTGTCTGCCATGCCTGCGGCCGTTTCCTTGTAAAGGCAGAAAGTTGACTTGATGGATCGTGCGGCCTCGTTGGCCAGCAGTGAGTTTTTGTGGTGCGCGTAAAACTCCACTATCCACACGCGGGTGCGCGATAGGCCGGAATTCTGATGGCGCAGAGGCTCCTCGCGCGCGTAAAAAACTGCATACGGAAGCGTCAGCTTAGGGGGCTGCTGTGGTGCTTCCACGTGATGCAACCTACCCGCCAGCAGGGTGTCATTATCGCTGGAGATCGCTCGTAGTTTTTCCTGGATTATCATACGACGTTTTTGACGCTCCGTGCTGTCACGATCCGCTCGTAGAATTTCAGGAACTCGGTCTTGAGATTTTCGGCCACCTCGATCTTGGTTGAGTCGAAAGCTGAACGGAACCAATGATAAGCCTTCATGCCAAGACTGGTTCCCAACTCGAACATCGTACCGAGTGATTCCGCTACTTTTCCGCCTGCACCGACTTTGGCGTTTGGGCTCCGGTTCCCCGCGCGGGCCCGCCATTCGCGCATCGTATCTTTCTTGTGGACGACGACGAGCACCGTCTTCTTTCGTGGCCTGCTCGGTGGTTGCTTGTCGGCAATATTGACGCTCATGCCAACCGACGTACTCAGATACATGATGTTGCGCCTTGCCTCTTTTTGAAGCGGGCGCACGGCACCGCCCATGACCTTGTAGAGCTCCGGCCCGTCGATGTCTGCCGACACCTGCGAGAGCGCCTGCTTGATCTCTTTGATGCCGGTGATCCGAAGACCTTTTGCGCGATAGCTGGCCATTATTCAACCTGCTTCAGGGTCACAGCCACCTTCTTTCGATGCCCGTCGATATCCTTCGCCGCCGCCACTCCGTAAATCACACCGTCACAAATGCACGCGTCCGTGACTTCGGGAAATGAAGCCGCGTTGAATCGGATGTACAACGTTGCATATGCCAGCGAGATGTCCTGACGGCTCTCGCGCCCCTCCAGCCCTCGGTCGTAGAGAAACTCTCCCCGCGTTTTATAGCGGGTCTCCCATCCCTCCAACTCTTCAAGCGTCGTTGCTGACGTCAGGGTAGCGACGTAGCCCGTCGTGTCGCCGTCTGGTGGGCGCTTTTTGAAAGTCACGCTGGACCGCATCTGGCCAGCACGAATTGTATTGGTCGCTCTCACTGGATGCTGAACTTGCCGCTGATTGTGGCCTTCCCGCTAATGCTCAGCGAGACGCCCAATGGAAAGCCATACGCGACGACGGAATTACTAAATGTCGGCACGTAAACCATCCCATTGGCAATTGTCGGAGCGGCGAATTTCGCAAAGTTTCCCAGCGCATCCGAACCGCTACCGGAATTCCAAATCTCTGTCATGGACGCCGCATCCCAAGCACGGAGGGTTCCGACCTGCACCGAAGAGAACGCGCTAGCGGCCGGCGTCACACCCCAAAGGAGAGCGGTGGACGTGTCCGATCCATTCGACGTGTACGAACACGATGGCCCAGGATTCGAAAATGGTCCAGCGCCCACGGCGACTGGACTGGTGTTGAACGTGCCCGCCCCGGAGTCCCAAGAGAAGCGCTTCAGTGTCGTATTGAGTGCCCCTAGGATTAGAGAGTTGTTCGCGAATACCGTACATGCGAAGATCGCGCCATTTTGTGCCGCGAACAATTGATGTGGGCCAGCGCCAACGCCCTCAAGTCCACCCATGGTTGAGGAGCCGCTCTTGTCGAGGACGAAGATTCTACCGTCCTTACCTCCACCCACCACGTAATTGCCAGTCACGAAGACCTTGCCAGAATTGATATCGCGGTCGTTAGGGTTGATGACGCTCGACCAATTGGCAGGTGTGGCGTAATCGAGGGGAGCGAGGAGTTGCGACAGCCGGACAAACGAGTTGCTGTAATTGTTCGCCGCAAAATCTCCGTTGCCGGTGCTGAGGTAAATGTCCGTTCCGTCAGATGCGGGCCCGCCGCCACCCATCCAGATGCCGCCCTGCCCGTTGGACGTCGAGGTGTCACACCAAATGGCCGTGATCGCGAGTGATGTCGCATTGACCCCAAAGCACCATCCCTGATATGGAGGATCGTCGCCGTAACTCGCGAAGCACGCATAGACGGTCCCGTTGAGTAGTAGGAGCGCAGAGCGCTGTAGGTGGCTCGCCGGAGCGAACGTGACACTGTTATTTGATCCGGCGAAGGTTACTGGCGCGTGAAAGGTCGATCCATCCGCCAGGTTGAAGCTATAGAGCCTCCACTGACCGCTGGATCGCACACAAGAGGCGTAAAGCACGCTCGTCCCGGTATCTATGACTGGAGTGGACAAGCAGCCAACTTGGTTACCTGGAAACGCCGTGGTGGTCGGATAGTCCGTGTAGGTCGCGCCCAGATTCACTGTCCAGATTTGCGCACACGTGTCGGCGTTGAACAGATAGACCGAATTGTTCATCGTTACGGATACCCCGACTTTCGTCGCGCCGGAAATATTGACATCGTCGATGATTAAGACCTGAGCGTACACGTGCCCATCCACAGCCAGAGAGCAGCGCTTGTGTAATCCGCTGACATTCGATGGAGTGATCACAGTTTCGGCAGTATTCGCGCTCGTGCGAGCATTACCGTACTGGGCCGTGGAGACCGTCACGGCCTGTGCCGAGACGGCTAGGCCGAGCAAGGCAATTAGAGCTGGAATTTGCATGTATAGAGTCTGACTGTGTCGGTTCCGCTATCAGTCGCGGCCACAATACTGATGGTCTTGGAGGACGTCGTATCCTGAGCCGGTTCCCATGGAGTAACGCCAGCAGTAATACCCGCTTCGCCGCCCATGAATGTCATTGCCTGGAAGCCGGTCAACCCATCATCGTTGGACAATACCCAAGATCCATACACCCTGCCAGCGCCACCAATTCCGGTCCCGTAGAGGCTTATAGTTTCGCTGCCAAATTTTATCTTCCAATCTAGGCTATGGGCAGCAGAATTATTTTTACCGCTCAGCCAGATGGTTATGCCGTGGCCACTCGCAGCACCTCCGGCAAGCAGTGTGTTTCCTGGAATCGCGAGTGAGCAAAGAGTCGTATCTGAAGTGCCTACCGTGACCTCTTTATAGCCGGTCGAATAGCTTGGGACTGAAGATCCTCCACCCGCTGGCGTTGAATAGGCCCCACTACCATCTAGATACTTCGTCGAGTCGTTTGGCAGCTTGGGGGCGAGTCCGTGGCGCGCCGTCGATACGTTATTGGTAAGGATGTCACTCAGCGATAAGTCCGCTTCTGTCGGCTGTGACGCTGTTGGCACTCCAGAGGTGCTGATCTGCCTAATCCACTGGTTTGTGACCGCTGCGAACGACTGGACGCCGCCCAATGTGCTGGATGTGGGATTCGGCAACCGAGCGGCTGCGATTGTACCGGTGAGTTGCGTTGCCGCGATGGACTTATTGGTGACTGTGACTGTATTGTCCGCTGTCAGAATCGGGTTTGTCCCGTCCGCAGAAGGCGCGGCATTTGCGATACAAAGTACGCCGTCCGCATCCGTGCACCCATAGAGAAACGCGCTTCGCCTGGTTGTGTGGCTCGTCCTTAATTTAAGGTATGCCGGTTCTGAATTACTCGCCCCGTCACCTGAATTAATGGTCAATGAGCTTGCGCCGGTGTCTCCCGTGACATTTCCAAGGGTTGCCGTAGCACCTGCGGTAGTCCCGGAGCCCGCGGTTAGATTGCCCGCTGTCGTGATATTGTCGCTGGCGTCAATAGTCACTCCGGTATTGCGTGCGGCCGTGCAGCCCGTCCCGTTGCAAGTCAGGATACTTCTGTCGGTCGATGTTCCAGGACTCGTGATGCCCGTTCCTACGCCAGCAATCGCGTCGTTAGCGATGGCGCTAACATGTCCCTGGGCGTCGAAACTCAAGCGGCATGTGTGTGTGGTGTCGCCGCAGTCAATGATAGTGGCCGCGCTGGCCGCGTGAGTAAATCCGCCCGTCAAGTTGTTATAGACGATGGGAGAGGTTGCCGACAATGAAGCGAGCCCGATCTTTGCCGCAAGCGCCGATGCGAGATCTGTTTGATTGCTCAGCGTACCCGTGATGCTGCCCCAGGTTCCGCCGCCCCCGCCGCTCACCGTGGCCCATTTCAGGTATCCGGAAAGCGAGGTATCGATGGTTAGCGACTGGCCATTTGTCCCGCGGGCTAGGCGCTTCCAGATGTTGCCATCGAAATAGGCGATATCACCAGCAACATTGCCTGGCCTGCGAATCTGATCCAGCCCCACCGTTACCGGCGAATTGCTGGACCACGTCACGTCCTGGATATGCAGCGGACCAGCAACAGTCGGAATTTTCCATTGCTGCGAAAATGACGCTGTGCTGATCCGGAAACTGGCTGCGTAATTGAACGGCGGATCGGCATTATCGTTGGCGACGAGCGAAACCGACATAACCCCTGCGGTCACAGTCACGGTCGTAGAGCCAGCAGGGATATTCGCCACGCCGTTCGAAAACGAAGGCCACGAAATTGTGATTGTGCCAGTCGCCAGCCGACCACTCGCATCGGTGTATGCGGATTCAGCGATGGTCACTGAGGACGCATGGCACAGCGAGGCGCAGAGCAGGAGCAGAATTATTCTCTTCATTGGATTTCGCTAAACTGAGTCATGGGTTATCAACTGTATTTGCGAGGCAAGAAACTGAAACACTATGCACTGCGGCATCTCAATGAACTCAGAGAGACCGGCGGCCGTCACATTACAGGCGGTTGCCATCCAGCGATTCAATGGATGGTCCGCAAGGGCCTCGTAGTACAATCGCTTACCACTCCGCCGAATTATTGGAAGGTGGAATACGAATATTCTGTAACCGATGCAGGCCGATCTTGGGCCGAAGAGCACATGCCCTACCAGTCAAATTGACAACCCCACAAACCTAGCCCGTCCGTGCTGCGTGATCATCGCGTCGGACCATTCCGCCTGCCATGGTTCATCTTCAATCCGCAGATGGTGCATCAGGTTTTCGTATGGGCCCCACCAGCCCTCGGGGACCGCGTTGAAGCGCCACGTCTCGGGAGTATCTCCGCGTCGGCCAGTTCCGCGTTCCGCCCAGCTATACATTTCCTCAATTTGACGTGCTGGCTTATTCGGCCATCGGAGAGTTTCCTGAATTCGGTAGGCTCGATGCTTCGCGCGTAATCGCTGTTCGGATGCGCCCCAGAGGTGTAATGTCCCGCCGCTCCCTTGAGGAACTGGCCGGTATGAGATGTTTGGGAATCCGAAAGGCTCCCGATGGTGGAATTGGTCCCCTTGCCAATTGGCGCACCCGTCGTCTTTGAACGCGGTCGAGAACCAACGATTTGACCAGATCCCCGTCGCGTGATACCGCTCAAGCGAGCCACGGAGGTTGTAGCCGGGGAGTTGGAGAATATGGCCCGCCTTCATCCCTGCAATGATTCCCCGGATTGGCTCGATCAGGTTGCCAGTTAGGATTTCATCCGCGTCCACAATTGCGACGTGTGTTGCACCGCCATTCCGAGCCACGGTTAGCAATAGCTGCCTGTGCTCCATCTCATCCCATGACGGACAATCATCCCTCAGAATAATTACGCGCCCAGGGTGCTCTATCGCGACATCTTCCACGATCTCTCTACTCCCATCCGTGCAGGAGTGCAGTAGGACGACCGCCGAATCGCACCAGCGGAGCGCCACGCGCAGAGAGAGACCGACGGTCCACGCTTCGTTGCGGATCGGCATGAGTGCTGTCAGGTGCATGAATTGTTATGCTGGGGAATGCTTATTTTTGAATCTGGCTTCTTGGCTGATGAAGATCAATTAGTCGGTAAAACTATAGCCAAGGTGACCACGGTCCCTGATGATGCGAGCGCCATCGGAGAGCTTGAGGGCTGGACGATTGAATTCACGGATGGAGACAAAATTCGGCTCAAGGCCAGCTACGACGATTCCTGCGTTCAACTTGTCGAACCTTAGCTATTTCCCAAGTCCCGAGTGATCCACATTCCGGTACCGCGACCCTTCCAACGTCTTAGGCTCGCTGCACCAATGCTGGACGAAAAGTTGCGGATATAGATCTCGATCCGCTTCGTGGCCTTCGCCGTTCTGGCAGGCTTCGCGATAGAATTTATAGCCGTATTTCAGCGCGAGCAGCGTCATGATCGCCTGTTCGGTTCGGTGCTCAATGAATTCGTCAGGCTCCGGCCCCAGAATGCTCGGGTCGAACGTCTGCGCTAGTGGATTCAGGCAGTATGCGAGCCATTCGCAGAGAAACTGATACGGCCTCCAGGGGCCTTTCTGGAACAGCATGAATCGAGCAACGCCAGCCTTGCGAATCTGATATTCCTCGGTGTTTTGCCCCATGACGATGAAGCAATCACGTTTCGTATACCAATTAGTCTGGCAACCTTGCGCTTCGAACAGCATCGCGCCGCCGATCCTTGCGCACTCCTCGTAAAGAACTGATAAATCGGCAATCGGGTACGTGTCGGCGTCTGTAAATAGCACGATGTCACCGTCATTCAGCCGGGATAGCGCGTCCATGATAATGAACGGCTTCCACGCGAACCAGCCGAAGCCGCGCTTGTTGCCGTTGCGGTCTCCCGGATGCTGCCAGAGCCATTGGTTCGATTTATAGAACTCGGTTTCCATTAACCAGCGGTCGTCGTAGACGAGCACCTCGTCAGCGCCGAAACTCTCTGCGCATCTAACGATTGGTTCCGTGGTGGCATCGTAGGCCCGACCGCCGAAGGTGATGTAGACCTTCTTCATGTATTCTCTGTGCGCGATAACACCAAAGATGCAGTCTGGGGGATCACCTTATATTCCGTATCGGGCAGGTCAATCACCATGTGTATCGGCCCATGCAGAAGGCAGTACGGCTCCCCGTTCAGCGTCAACTGAGCAGGCTTGTGACAAGCGAGACAGTGCCGATTCATCGCACGAGCACCAGGTTCTCGCCGTTCGCGTAGGTGCAGGCGTAGCCTAGTTCCGTCACCGCCGCCAGAATCTCGGTCGTACGCCCATCATGCTCGACACAGATCGCTTTAGGTCGCGCGCCCAAAGACAGCATTCGGTGAAGCAGATCGGTGCTGGTGCCCTCAGTGTCGATGTTCACGAAATCGAAATCGCCGTATTTCTCGAAGATCCGCTCCAACGTAATTGCCGGGACAGTGATTTTGGCGTCGAATCGCGCGACGTCCTTCCATTTTTCGTAGTTGGCTTCCTCGGTCGTGCTGATAGCGTCCTCGGACACGTGCATCTCAACTTCCGCGATGTCATCGAGAACCACGGCAGCGTTGATGAGCTCGACCCGCGGGACGGACCCGTATTCCTTGGTCAAGCTGGCGAACGGAAGCGGGGAAGGCTCGACCATTACGCCACTCCAACCCAGATCAAAAAGTGCGCGTGTGTTGCTCATCGAGAATGCGTTCCATGCGCCTACATCCAAATAGCGGCCACCGGACTCTGGGTAGCGGCCGAGTTGCGCACAAGCCCGAAGGATGTAAACCTCTTCAAGCTTCTGGCTGTAAATCTTCTGCTCCGTTAGCACGCTTTCAGAATCTCCTCTTCCCGATTGGCCTCGGTCAGCAGGTTATCCGCTTCCGCGAATCCGCCAGCCTCAAGTCGCTGGAATATCGCCTTGCTGTGCTCCCAGTGCTCCTTGGTGTTCACCGGCTTGAGGAAGTCTGGGATCTTTCCGCCGGCCGATCTGAGCGCGTGCATGTGCTTGTGGATCAGGTCGGATCGCATCCAGTACACACCCAGCTTTTCGGCAACACACTTACAATGTTCATCTGCAAACATGTGCCCAAATTCTTCCCACATCGGCCCCTTGCCGCCATAGATCCGCTTGCAGAATGCACGCCCCATCCATGGGGAGCCCGCGAATTTGTCGATGGCCGAGTTTGGCCAGAGCTTCAGGTCGCCAATGGGCTGCATTACGCCGAAATTACCCTTAAAGTACTCGTAACACTGGCGAGCGATAAACTCTGGATGATTGCTCGCATCCGGCAACGTGTCATCGCCGCCTCCAACGAACCACTGTGCCTGAGGATCAGCCTCCATCGCAGCGCGCACGGCCATGTTGATACTCGCCGACCAGCCTAAGTACCGGTCCGTCGGGATTTCGATGTCGGCCTCGGGGACCGGTGGGCCCTGCCGCACGATGGCAACGCGATATCCCGCGCGCTTCCATTCGGGGATCGTCCCGCCGCCTGGGCGAATCGAGGGGATACAAATCCAAACGCTCATATCTTTGTCCAACCGTCTCCTTCCAGCTTCTTTGGCCGCTTGCAGGTACTTCCGGCGTGCATCCGCGCCCACATCATTTCCCCAGCCGGGACAACCGTGCGTTTCCCGGTCTTGGTGAATTCGCCGTCCTCGCCGATGTTGATATCCGGGAATCGATTGCTCTTCCAGAACTCCCGCGTGTACATCATTGAAGTACCAATCACGTATTTGCGGTGCCCCTGGTAGTGCCACCACTGGCCATCCTCCACATCGAGGAATCGCATCGAGTTGTAACCAGTCAAAGGCATTCCGGAATCCAGCAGGCGCGTTAGCTGGTCCTCGATTCGCCCTGGGTTGCTAACGTCGTCGCTATCCCAATGAACGATCACCTCCCCACTCGCACGTGAGCACGCGAGGTTTCGTTTGGCTCCGATGGTCAGGCGGCGGTCCAGCCGGAAGTACCTAATTTCGGAAAGCAGTCCGTTCGGATCTCTGTCGAATGATTTCCAATCGGGCGTTGTTCTCTTGAAGAGACGGTTGCCAACTATGCCACCTGGGAAGCTCGGACTATCGGCGTCATCCACGATTACCAGCTCACGATCCTGGTGGGTTTGTGCCAGGAAGTTTTCGATTGCTTCTTGCGCGTACTCCTGCCTGCCGCGCGTCGGCATTATGGCTGTGACTAGCATCAAAAACCGTATGATTTGTAGTGCGTCAAAAGCTCATTAACGCCTAAGGCCAGCTCCTTGCTCTCCATTAGGGTTCCGACCGTGGTTGCCTCGCGGTTCTCATTCCAATGGGACACGATAAGGCGCATCGCGATCTTGAGGCACTCTGGGAAGGGGACATCTACCTCATCTCCTGGTGTCTCGTTTAACTTTCCAGCAACGTACCGGATGCGGATCGCATTGAATTGGTCCAGCGTCGTGGACGGCCAGGCCTTTTGTCTCCGCAAGTACACCCTACCTGGCGTTGAATAGGTGTCCAGGCTGTAATTCGAAGAATTCCATACCGTCGCTGCACCATCTTGATCAACATAGGTAAAAGATATTACCGATTGGAGTGGGGTCGCCCTGGGCAATTCGATAGCGCGGTCGCACGGCCACCCGTCAATCGCATATTCCAGCGTCGTTTCGTGAAACGTGCGCCCCAGATCATTCTCGAACATCTCCCGCGCACCCCTCACGATAGAAGTCAGGGAATTGACGTCCGCTGGCGATAGATCATTCAGAGTTTCCCCCATGCGACACCATTCCATAGCCTCGATGGGAGTAATGGGCTCCACAATCGGCGGAATGATTATTTTGGGGTGATACATCATCGGGCTTTATTGAATGGAGGACGCAGCGATTTATTGGCGTATCCCGGCATCATCTTCACCGGCTCGTGATATCGCTCGGCTAGACCTTGCGCCTCAAGGTCTTCTGCTGTTTCGTTGTCAGTAATGAAGGCGTCCCCAGGATTAGGGCGACCGTATGGCCCGCTCAATGGGCGAAGTGCGGTTAGTTTTATATTAGTCATAAAGATCGCGGAGCGCCAATAAATGACGCTCCGCAAGGGAGTAGATTAGGACGGGAAGGCCCCGTAAACAAAGCTGGTTGGCCGATAGATAGCCAATGCCAGACGCTCTTCGGCGCGAACTGCAACAAGGTTCTTAACGAAGAAGTCCGAATGCTCCGTACTGACATCGATCCGCGCCTGCATGCGGTCGAAAATCGCGGCCGCGATGGAAAACGCGCCAACCAGGAACGTCCCGGCTGGCATCGCATTGGTGACGGCCACGGGAGTCTGCCAAGCGCTCGATTGCAGCGCCATTCCAGGGCCACCCATCAGGTAGGAACCTTTATTCGCGCCGCCCTCTTCCGTCTTCAGAAGTTGAACCTTGCGCCAGTCAGCGGGGTTCATGACGATGCCGTCAGCGAAGTACTCGGAGGCTTCGAGCTGCGACATCGCGTGATTGAGGGTGTCCAGTTTGTTGTCGCTGGTCACATTGCGTGCCGTGTCGTACGCCGTCGCGCTCGGGATCAGGCCGGTCAGGTGGACGCCCGTTCCGGTTGCCCGCAGAAGCTCGAAATCTTCCTGGTCCTTCAGTCCGTCGATCAGGCGCTGGTCGATGTAATTCATCAACTCATTGAAGTCGTCGAGAATCTGACGCGTCGCCGGAATCCAATGAGCGATAGTGCGCACTGGAGCCGATGCGATAGTGAAGGTGAGCGCGCTTTCTGCCTTGTCGGATGCTTCCGTCTGCACGGAAGCATTGTTCGTGAAGACATTTTCCTTAACGTACTCAATCGCGCTGGCAGCGGTCGGGAAACGCGGCAACAGATCACGGACGCGCAGGCGGCGAATTGCAGGCTTAATGATCCCGCCGACGCGCTCGGGAACCAGAATGCCAGGAGTGGAACTGCCGACAGCCGTACTCGTGATGGTGGTTTTCTGCTCCGGACCGAACAGGCTGTCAAACGAAACCGAAACGCCACCCTTGTGCCAGCCGCGCTGCGCCCAGGTCTTGAAAGTGTCCGACTCCGCTACTGCCGCGCCGATGGACTTAACTAAGGCACCATTCGGTAGATCCGGTCGGTTCATGAGCGCCTGGAGCTCATCCAGGCGCGTCTTGACGCGGACAAGCGCATCCTTAGTCTCTGGGTCAACGACGCCGTTGGTCTTCAGCTGCGTCAGTTCGTTGTTGATTTGCGTCTTGAATGCGTTAACCGCACCCATGATTTCGTCGCGCATGATCGCTAGTTGTTCCATGTGAATAGCTCCTTCATCTCGTTCGTGAAATTCGCGAGCGAGTGGTCGGAATCCGCAGGGATTTCTACCGGCTCATCTGCGTCGTGCGTGGCGGCTTTTGGTTCTGCGGGGGCGGCTTCCTCTTCGGAAGTGCTTTCCACGTCTGCCAAAAGTGCCTGTAATCCTGAAATGGCTTCCTCTATCTGCGAGCGCGATTGAGCGCTAATGCGTCTCCCCGCCTTACTTTCGCTGGCCGACTTCATACCCCACATTTCGAGTAGCTTGGGGAGATGCTCCATATAGGCCGCCGAGAACTGATCGATTGAATCTTGAGATTCCTGCATGATGGACGCAGCGTCCACATTGTCGCCATATGCATAAACCGTATCATCTAGCGCATGGCAGAGAGATTGGATCATCAGGCCGCGCATCATGTAGACCTGCGCGCGCGTCAGCTCTTCGAGAAAATCCTTTCTCTGTGCGTCGGATTTGACCGTGCCGAGATCGATCTGCGCTACAGGCAACATCGGAAAGGTGACGATACTACCCTCATAGAGCTTGATCTCTTTGAGATGGCGGATGCCCTTGACCATCTGGTCCTTGACGGACTTGTAGCCGATAGAGAGACCACGGATCACGCCAGCCTTAAGTAGTGCAAGTGCTTCCTGGGCCTGTTTCAGCCCCATGGTGAGCGTGCCCTTGACCTTCAGCCCGTACTGATCCTGCTGCGCTTCAAACTCTCCAATCGGCTGCTTGGTGTCATGCTGCCAAAGCATGACGAATTTTCCACCTTGCTCTTGCAGGGTTTTTGTAAAAGCCCCCTGTTCGACAAGATCATTGCCGAGATCTACCACGCCGAAGACCGATAGATAGCCTTCAAACGTGCCGTCGTCATTGACGGACTTCAGGTCCAACTTGAAATCTTTGGTCTTCATGGGTGCTCCTTGCAGCGTCTCGCCGCTAGTCCTACGCGCCAACCTTCATCACGCCGTTACCAGCATCCAGATTCGCGCCAGTAGCCGCGTCCACAACGGTCTGCATGTTGAGTTGAATAAAATGGGCGTCGCCGCCTTCAATCGGATTCATGCGAAGGATGCGCCGCACCTGGTTGATGCTGTACACACCCTTCTCCAGTAGCCTCGCGAAGCCTTCCGACTGCGCGCGGAAGTCGCCGCGTTGCAATGTGTTTACATCGTGCTCAGAAAAGATCCTGTTCTCTAATTGCTGATCGCGAGTCAACAGGCACCGGAAGGCGGTCTGTCGCCAGCGGCGGACCCACGGGTTTAGCGTCTGGGTGATGTATTCAATTGCCTGTTGCTCAATGTTGTTATTCGTGCTCCGCGCCAAGTTGGCCAGCTTGTGCGGGGGAATGCGTAGTATCCTTGCGATCTCATCAAGCTGGAATTCCCGCTGCTCGCGCAGTTGGGAATCGGTGTTCGTTTGGCCAATGTAGTTGACCTTCATCCCCTCTTGCGTCACCGCCACATCGCCGGACTTTACGCTGGTTTTCCACGCGTCCTTGACGTTCTTTACTGCCTGCTTATCGCCGATCTTGCCGGGATGCTCCAGGACAATCCCTGGCGTGTGATCGTTTAGAAAAAAGTTGCTTGCATATTCGGCCTGATCCAATGCGAGACCGATCACTTTACGGCATACTCGTAAAGTATTTAGCCCCTCGTAACCATCCGTGGTCATGCCGCGTAGATTAAAAATTCGATCCTGGTAGTAGGTTCCGCTCTCCGCGCCATCTCTATGGACATACACCCTGTTGCCGCTTCTGTCTTTGTCCTTGGTGATGGTCCCCGGCCGGAACGGCCATAGGTAAATCAGGTCCCCCTCGGAGCTGCGGTCAATTCTGGCAAACGATTCCCCGTACACCAGAGATTGCGCCGTCATCGCCTCCACGAATTCACCCGAGCTCATGTAAGGATTCGGCAAATCATGGAGCACCGAATACATCGACAAACCGTACGCCAGATTCATCGAAGACTTATCTTTCGAGCGAATGTACGTATCGAAAGACAAGGTCCCCATGTCCTCGGAGATCAGCTTCACCCCGCCTAGGAATGCGGATACTTGGAATGACTGGTCTGCCGATAATCCAAAACCAAGGCTCCCGGAAATTCCGCGGTATCCATTCTGCTGATACCAACTGCGTGCGTCCGTGGTCGTATCAACGGTCGCAATCGTCTGAATCTCTTTGGCTTCGGGTACATACAGATTTCCGCCAAGTGACGCTAGGGTATTGATTTGCGGCATCAGATGACTGCTGTTTCGGGATCTGCGTATACGGACTGAACATTCGTTGCGACCATCGCTCTCCCGACGCACATCTGGAGTGCGATGGACGGGTCGATCTTCAAGTCGTTACTTTCTTTTGTGGCGTGCACGTTATTGTTCTTGTCGAAATGCCCAATCACATTGCCCATTGCCCAGAAGAGAACCGGGTTCCCATCGTGCCGGATCTTGCCCTCCAGAACGAGTTGCATAGTTCGCTCAGTCGCTGGTGACATTGAGCGGACGCTCTGGTCGAATTCTTCGAGCTTTTCGATGGGAATGCCCTGTTCATGAAACTGATTCAGTAGGATTAGCTTTCCGTACCGGTCGTATGTGATCTCCTGCACGTTGTGCTCGGCCAATAATGTTCCGATGTCGGAAACGATTCGCCCGATGTGCGTCACGGACCCGTGGGTCTGTGTAATATAACCTGCGCGCTGCCAGCCGGAATACTGTGAGTTGCGATTATTGGTGACCGTTGCTTCCGGCAGATAGTAGGTCCCGAAGGCCACATAGCCGTCGTCAATCTCAAACAGTTGGACCACCGCGGCGATGTCGTCAACAAACCCAAGATCGACACCGATCCAGCACTTGCGCCCGACAAACTGCTCGATCCTGAGCTTGGGGTCGCCTGCCGCCGCCCATGCCCGCATATCGAACAGGCCAGTATCGGAACTGACCCAGACATTCAGGCACTTGGTAAGGAATCCGTTTACAGCACTTGGGACTTGGATTGCTTTTTTCTGAAGACCTAGCGTCCCGCTTTCGTCCACCGATATCCCCCAGTTGGGGTTCGCCTTCCGCAGCGCCTCTATTGTGGTCCAGTCATCCTCATCGTCTATCGTCCAGATAATGCCGAAGAAACCGTGATCCTCGGAATTTCCTTCCAATACCGCAAGCAAATACCGACGAATCTCATAGCAGATGCCCGCGATGTTCCAGCCCGCCGTGGTGATCGTCCACAGCATCGACTGGTCCCGCTTGTTGACGCCGGTTTCAAGAACTTCGTAAAGCTTCCTAGTCTTGTGCGCGTGGAGCTCGTCAATAACTGCACAGTGGATATTGAGCCCGTCAAGGCTGTCGTCCTCTGCGCTCAGCGGAACAAACTTGCTGGCCGTGGAGATCTGGTGGATCGAATGTGCCGAAACCTCGACGCCGAACTTTGCCCTGAACTCCGGCGTTCGCCTCGCCATGTGCTGCGAGACGTCGAAGACCACGCGGGCCTGGTCTTTCTTCGTGGCCGCGCTGTATGTCTTCGCCCCCGACTCTCCGTCGGCGAAACCCATATACAGCGCCACCGCGCTCAGCAGCGTTGACTTGCCGTTACCGCGGGGCAACTCTAGGTACGAACGACGGAAGCGCCGCCGCATTGTAGTAGCAACCTTCCAACCAAACGCCGTAGACAGTACAAACGCCTGCCACGGCTCAATAATTAGCCGCTCCCCGCGCTCAGCCTTCGGTCCCTCGATGTGAGGAAGTAATTCGACAAACCGACAAACCCTCGCCGCAGCGTCTGGCACGAACACGTACGGGTCATCTTTGCCGCCGCCCCATCGCTTCAACTCGTCTCGCTGGCGCTGACACGCCAGTTGTACCCACTTACAGGCCGGTACCGTGCCGTTCAGTACGTCGGCAACATAATCGTTCGCGAGCCCGAGAAAGTTCTTAGATGGAGTTCCAGCCGGAGCTTGTGTCTTCTTTGACAATTGCGGAAACTTTCGAGCGATCAGCCGGCGTCAATCCGAACTTCGTCAGCCAGCTTTGATATCGGCGATCCAAGTCGGCGATCATCGCAACTTCGGGATGCGGCCTGTACATCTTCGCGCCGCCTTCGGTTACGCACTCATACGTCAGGGCACCCCCGCCGTTCTCTTGCAGCGATGCGCGCGCAGTCCGGAGCTCCAGGTAGGTAGCGCAGAGTCCTTCAAGCGCCAGACCGTCCGAGAGCGTCAGCACGCCCATCTTTTCGAGCACCGCTCCGATCAGCGGCCACGCCGTCTTGACTGCCTCTGGCAAGTGGTCCGGGCACTCCGGGATTCCAACTTCGGGCTTCGGCTCAGATTGATTGGTTCGACAGGGTTGATCGGTGCTCTTCAGGAGCTTAAGGGCCGTTGGTGTTCGCGGGCGCGCCATATTGTCAAGTGGACTTTTGTCTACGCGGTCAATTACTTAAGTCGATTTGCCAAGATTCACTGATTATCATGTCAGTGCCATCGCGGGAATTTCTTGCTTCTACCGTGAACCCTCAACTGCTTCTATATTGAAACCTTTCAAGGCAGATAAGTGCTTTTGTTTCTTGGTTTTGCATGCGCGTGCAGGCGAGGGCAGCGGCGGTCTCTGGCGGTTTCGCCCAGGGAATTTATGTCCCCCACCCGTATCGTCGTGTAACGTATCGCCTACGTCACTCAGCCTGTCGGTGTGAAGCCATCCATTCGGATATAGAGGCTGTGACTTCTTTTCTAATTCGTAATCCGACGGAACTCGCACCCATCCTTCCTGCTTGAGGCGGTCATCGAACACCTTAGCATCCGCCTTTCGGAGACCAGCACCAATTAACATGAGCAGGCAAGCGGTCAGACAGAGCAACACGATGCACATCGCACCACCGATAGCCAACACAACAGGTACAGTCATCTTCCTAATCCCTCCATCATCTCGTTGCGGCTCTTAGCCTTATGGCAGGAACTGCACAGGCACTGAACGTTCGACAGATCGAGCCTCAACTCCAGTCGTGTACCAAACGGGATGATGTGGTCCGCGTCAAGGTGTCGTTGCCCAGCGTGGCATCTCACTCGCAGGATGTCGAGCATCGTCTGTATGGCCGGTAACCCTTCGCCCATCTCTCTGTACGCCTTGACCAACTCCGGCTCCCAGCCACATGACTGACATCGCCATCCATCGCGGACGAAGGCCTGTACTCGCAGAGCATCCCATGCGCTGTCATAGCCTCGTGCGTGACTGCTGCCTCTACGTGCGTCGATGCGCTTGTGCTTGGCGCGCTGGTGTTCAGTACATCGGCCGCTGACGACTTTGTTGGGACAGGGATATTCAGCGCAGCGTTTTAGAGGCGCGTATGGCACTTACCTGATTTGGATACAGATTATCGAATGACTCGATTAATACTCTCCCGTCTTCGCCAATTCGCCCACTGAAAACAGCAGTGTAACTTGGCGGATTGAGAATGGCACGAACTTGATTGATTGTGTAATAGCCATTCTGCAAACCAGCCAATGCGCGTTCGTGATTTACAGTGATTGGTGCGACGGCCTTCGCCAGCACAGGAGCGGCCTTAACCGCGCGGGCCGGAGCCACGAACAGAGACGTGAGGAAGGATCTACGTTGCATAGTCAGAACCCGAATAGCTTACAGATACCAATAATCAAGAGAATACAGGCGAAGGCGATAGCGAACACCCTATCGAGTAACAACTGGGTCTTGAGTTGGCTTTCTTCGTCCGGCGTTAGTGCCATTTCTATTTGCCTTTCAACTTTTCGCCCTAACTAATTTCCAATTCGTCCACCCTACCCCCTACCTAACCATTCTGCTACAATCGCGACATGCCCGCATGGCTCACGGCGACCGTCCAATTCCTGGACACCATAGCGAGCCCGGCCATTATCCTCATCTGCGTCCCGATGTTCGGTTACTTCCTTCGCGGGATCGCAGAAGAGCTACGACGCCAGTCGATCTGAGCTACCACGGATTACAGCCAGTCTCGCCACCAGGGCAGCTCGTGTCATCCCAAGGGTTCGGCGGGATCGTCGGACCAACGGCAAAACATTGGGCCGCAAGTGTGATTACAAGCAGTGCGATGCACGCGATACGTTTCATGTTTTTCTCCTGAGTTTTGCGGATTAAGGGAACGAAGAATTGGAGCCCAGTGCAGGCGTTAAGCTAACCGGGCTTTAAGATTGAAATTTAGATAAGGCGGACCGCTGAAATTTTGGCAGGAACTCCCACAATTACTCGCTTAGGCGATATCAGCGACCATTTCTGGTTTGTGACTTTTCCATCATCCAATGGCACCCGGACCGCCGTGGGGCATCACTTTCGTGACGATGACGCTCGCTCTTCTCAAGTTCCTGGGCTTTCGCCGCGACCGTGTAGCGGTCCGTTCCTATCTATCTGGGAGCGGAGCCAGACATGCTAATCCTAACGACGTGCAGTTGACCGAAAGAGGCGCGCGGACGCCGTCAAGTACGAAAAAGATTACCGCCATCACGATCAGAAATAGGCGCAGGGTGATCATTGGTCCTCCACAAATCGAAACGGCTCGGAGATCAGCGTGACAATCCGCCATCCTTCGATCTGCCGCTCCTTGCGATAGCCCAACTCCCGCAGCTTGCGGTCGATCACGGAACTCCGATTACTGGAGATCGGCCCCGCGGCGGCCACAGCGCTTACCGGCGACATCGTTGGTCTCTGGCTCGGGCCACGCTTTCTCTGGGGAGTACATCAGATGAGCTTCATGGACTCACTGCCAGGTGTTCCGCCGAGTGCATAGCACACGTTTCCGCACGGAAGGAGCTGTTCAAATCCCATGCCGAGTCGAGAAAACGGCCTGTTGTCAAGATGCGAGGCAAATGGTACCAGCGTGTAGCCCGTGATCTTTTCGGATGTCCTGCCCTTCTTTGTCTTCGTTTTTACACGTGGCTTGTATCGCCACGGCAATGCATCGGCCTTTTCGGAATCGATGTATTGCACCAAATCGCCAGACACGTCGAGGACTGGTAATTGCCTTGATTGCATAGGGGATTGTTTGTTACGGATGGGCCTGGGAAGAGCCGCTATGGACCTACGCGCCGGATGTCCCAGTGCTCGATACGGCGACGTTGTCTTGCAAAACGATCTTCTGTCTTGTAAGCGTTACACAAACACGGTAGTCCGTTTATAGGACATTGTCAAGTAAAAATTACAACAGGTAGCGGTGTGTCACTGGCAAGGCCGGATTACTGGGGTGTGGATGCCGCTACCCACGGCTGGTACCAAATCGTCTTCGGGTTCATTTTTCGGATGGCTGAATTATTCTCTTGGATAGCATAACCGGTAATGCTATAGTTAGCTCATGAAAACGACAACAAAACAGATGATCGGCAGTGAAAAGCAGGTGGCATGGGCCACGCAAATCAAGGCCGGTTGGATCACAAGCCTTAATGGTCTGGTAGCCGAAGCAAGGTTAAGAGTCGAGGGCGGAACAATGCCGGCCGTTTGGCTGGAAATCGTCTCCGAGGTCTGCGGCGGTGCAGCCAAGAAACTCGATACCTGGACCACAAAACAGTTCATCGACAACAAGAATTACCCGCTGGTCGCGAATGCTTCGAAGGCAGCTATCCAGCAGTACACGGCGGTGCGATAGTGAGCACGGCCTACTCAATCGAAATTGTGACGTTGGGGGACGAGGGAGCGCAGACGGAATCAGTCGGATTGCCAGTCGAGTCGGATACAGCCGCAGTCAGGCAGCTTCGCAGATGGCTTGACCAGAAAGGCGCTGACCTTTCACCCGGTACTGGTGTTTTTCTTAAATTCTATAGACCATCCGATGGCCAGCGTGGTTATCTCAATCCTAACGGAGCTTCGCCGACCGGATCGCCGTGGCCCCTCAAAAAGAATCGCGCAGCGGTGGCTCTGGGCCGAAAGGGCGGAAAGGCTAAAGTCGCGAAAGGGTTTTCGGCTCTGACACCAGAACAGCGCAGCGAGATCGGGCGTAAATTCGGTCGAAAACCCTCATGCGAATGCGGCGAGTGCCCGAAGTGCAAGCGTCGGCTGAAGCGACAGACTAGCCTCGGCTGACCCGCTACAGCGAATCGCCAGGATTTGCACCATCGGCATCGGCATTCTCGAATCGAAGTACCGGCATCCGGTTCTTACGGAGCGCCACTCCCCACGCTATGCGCTGATATTCCGCATTGTCCCGAATGGCCTGTAGTCCTTCGCCTGTCACGGCCGCGTGGATCATTTCTGGCAATAATATACTTGACATACCGTGAGGTCGGATCACCATTTGATCCTAGCGTCTCATAATCATTATAATCGCCTATTTTAGGTGGACACAGTGTCCACCTCTTGGATTGCTCGATGCATGATACAATCCATGGCAGAGGTAACAATCCATGGATGTAGACACGCAGAAATTTGCAGCACTCAAAGAAGAGCTTCGCAAGGACCTGGAAGCCCTTGAGCGTGTTGAGAGATTGATGGCTGCTAAAAACGGTAAACTTTCCGCTCTTCCAGATGACCGGCAGCTTCCACTAATGCCGCCCGATGCACGGAGAACGGATAGCATTGATCAGTCGGATGAAGACAACGGCCCAGCAACTTCCCTCCGAGGCAAAATCGAAGAGATCATAAATGCGGAACCAGGGAATCGATGGACCACCCAGAAGGTGCTCGCGAAGCTGATCGAGATCAAATTTCCCCTCAAGGCACAGAAGCCCATCTATTCTGTCGGGCAATCCTTGAATGGTCTGGTGAATCAGAACAGAATCAAACTCGCTAGGAAGGGTGCTGGCAGTGAACCCAATATCTACAAGGGACTGCCTACTGTGGAGCCATCCCATGGAGCGTCCCGCTTCGCGGAAATACTAATGGGGGATAATATGAATCAAGCCTTAAGTAAGGAATGAGAACGGGGCTTTGGGTAAAGCCCCCGCCAACGAGAGTCTTGCGATTCCCATAGGATGCGCCAACATCCTAAATTCGGGAGTTGCAAGCGAAGGAGTAACATGAGATTAACGCTCAGTGTTACCCACCACGGCCCGGACTTGGTTATCCTCGTCTGGGTCGCTTTAGCCCCTGCCTCCATAGGAGGTGGGGGCTCAGTTCACCTCTCAGGCTATACTTTGTGGCCCACAGATATCAAGACGCCAAGCACTAGTTTTTATGTACAGAACCGATAGATGCATCTAAAAGAAAAATAGATCACATCTCTATCGGAGATACATAGGGGAATTATATACTTGACTACCTTACGGGAGTTATGTACAATGGTGTTGTGGAAGTAAGGAGCCACAACGAAATGAAGCAACGGCGAATTATCACAGTAGTAGCGGCCCCTAGCCAGGAACGACTTGAGAATGACGGAAGCTGGGTTGACCAGGAGTGCGAGACGATTGCAGAGGCCAAGAAGCGGGCAAAGTATTATCTGACCGAAGAGCACATGCATTCGGCGGAATCCACCACCATGCTCGGCTATGCCCAAGTTCGGGTGAATGGAGTATGTGAGTACGATTTCTTCGGAAAGGAGGTGGCGTAAATGGCCACGGTAGCCGATGTCCTCGACGAATTGCCGAATACCGCAACATTTGAAGAGATGAAGGAATCCCTTAAGGAACGCTTCGACGGTCTCTCGGAAGGTAGGGCTACGGATCTTGTAGCGGACTACATGTATGTGTCTCAAGGCAGGGAGGTCTAAGATGCAGTGCTCCCCTGCCTGCGTAAACGGCTGTACCTGTTTGATTGACAAGAGCCACAGAACGCCAAAGAAGCCAAAGAAGGTATCCGCCTCAGAGATGCGGCCATGCAGGGCGATCCGCCTGACCGAGAAGGATCTAAGGCGCTTGGATGATGGCGTGGAAAAGACGATCCTTCGGCTCGCTGAGCGGTTCGGGGATTGCGACGGCGCGATTGAGCGCATGCTTGATTGCTTCCTGGCCGACACTCGCCGATGGGCCGACGAACTGCGGGAGTACATGAAGGAACGATCCGCAGACGGGGAGACATGGGAGTTATGAGCAAGAGGAGATTCAAAATCGGTGATCGGGTTTCTATCCAGTACACCCAAATCACAGGCCACAATAAGCGGACCCCGGTCTACGGATATGGGAATATCGTGGAGCGTCCAGCCAGTGCCCCAATGCCTCCGATGCACGGCGGATTTCATTACGTCCTGACGGATGGCGCATCCTCTCCAGAGTTGGTTTATGTTGGCAAACTTCATCACATGGACGCCAAGGTGTCGGCATGAGCAAGAGCACCATCAGCACTTTCAAACTCTTCGAGATGTTCCCTAACGAGGAAGCCGCGCGGGAGTATCTGGAGGATCGGCTCTGGCCGAACGGCGCGACGTGCGCCGAATGTAAGTCTTCGGACCGCATCACGAAGCGGAAGGGTGGCTACTACCGCTGTAACGCATGCAAGGTGGACTTCACCGTCCGTACCGGAACCATCTTCGAACGGTCCCATGTCCCGCTCCACAAGTGGGTTTACGCAATGTACCTGCTTGTCACCTCGCGTAAGGGTATCTCTTCCATGCAGTTGGCGAAAGAGATCGGCATCACCCAGAAGTCGGCATGGTTCGTTCTTGGCCGTCTCCGTGAGGCTTGCGGTGGTGATGGCAACCTCGACAAACTTCGCGGCATGGTCGAAATTGACGAAACCTTCGTAGGCGGCAAAGAGAAGAATAAGCACGAATACAAGAAACTCAAGGCTGGCCGTGGCTCGGTCGGCAAGACTGCGGTTCTGGGAATGCGGGAGCGTGGTGGACGGGTCCGGGCGAAGGTTGTAGTGGCCACGGACATCAACACCGTCCAAAACGAGATTCACGGCACGGTGGAAGCTGTCTGATCGCTTCAAGTGGCCACCTCATCCGGCGTCGGGATTCGCGGGCCGATGACAGCGAATGGTCTTGTGAAGTTGCCTCCGTAGTACCATATTTCCTGTTTATCTTGATAAAATGCAAACTCGCAAGCTTTCCATTGGCTCTCGGTCGTAAACTTCACCCAGTACCAGCCAGGCTCGCGTTCGGCGGTCATAGTTGTACCCCATCGCGATCTCGAACGATCTTTCCGTACGCCCGAAAGAAGGCATCTCGGATGTCAAAGTGGCGCATGAGCATAAAATACCTGATCCGCTAGGATTATCAGTAAGCCGAGCAGGCAACACAATCCAGACAGCATCAGCAACCACGCGGCGCTAATCAGCACCCAATTCGGGATCGTCATCCCTCAATCCTCCCCATGCCCACCAGCACCTGACGCGCTTCCTGATACCGCTTGGAGCTCTATGGCCCAATAGGCCTCCACCACTGTCGTTCCGTAATCAATCGCCATGTTTGAAACATGCTCGCCAGCTACGTAGCGACCGTAGATAGCTTCCGGCAGTCGGGCCGATGGATTGTGGCGTATGAAGCGGATCACTTGGCACCTCGCGCCGTCGCAGGGTCGGACCGAGTATTTGCCACCATCCAGGCTAGGCACTTGGGGCAGGTGACGTAATTTTCTAGGTATGTTACAAAGCGGGAACCGATTGCCCGCTTGGAGCATTTTGGATAGGCAATGCAGGTAACCCCACTAAAACCAAGATGCATATAATCTTCCCTTGTTTTGCGCTTAACTCGTTCACGCATGCGTTTTCTCCCTCGCTCCCCGCTCACCAGATGGCCCGTGCTGGGCCACAGACGGCAATGGTGGAGTTTTGGAATTCACTTCCGACATGGACACCTCATCGCGTAAAGATTCTTCGAACCATGCGGCCCATAGTGCGGGGCACGGATTACTCGAACCTCGTGGACCCAGCCGCTTCCGTTGCATCGCTCGCATCGCGATCTCTCTTTTTCGTCTGCGGGTTGCCATTCTTTCTCGACCGAGATATCAAACAGCACGCGCCGAATTTCGGCCGGCTTCGGGCACTGCGTCATCTCAGCCAGAAACGAATCGATGCAAATTCTTGCCAGAGATTCAGACTTCGCGGGTGCCAGAGCCGAGACCAATTCCCTCACCGCGGCGGGCTCTGCCGGGAAGAAATCCAACCCAGCCAGCCGCTTTACCTGGGCTTTCGCGTATGCCTCGGCAATCATATCGATTCCATCAGCAGATCGAGTTTCGATTTCGATCCGTTGGCCTGTTTGGGCTCCCGCTTCCAGCCATGGTCGTCAAGCCACTCATCGAGCTTTGGAGCGAACTGCCCGCCTTCTTTTTGCCAGCTATCTGTAGCGCACCACAGCGCGTGGACGCGGTATATCTCGCGCATGTTCAGCGCAAACTCTTTTGGGTCTTCAAAATCCACGAAGTATCTACAAACCCAGGCCTCGACCAATGTCCGATTTCTGGCTTTCGGATGTTGATCGTAAAGTTTCTTCGACCAGTAGCTCGGTTCTAACTCGGCATCATTTACTTTTTTAAGATCTTCAGAAGAATCATATTCAGAGTCATATGCGCGTGGTAGAGATTCAGTACTTACTGAACTGCCTACTGATTTTGTACTGACGTAAGATTTCGGTAGAGATTCAGTAGCTACTGATTTCTTACGATCTCGCCTCAGGCTAACCGCCTTCTTCCCTTGTTCAGACTTTTCTATTGCCTTGAGGCGCTCTTCTTCTTGCCTAGGGTTCACGATCATACCGGCTTGACAGTTCGGAACCCAGCACTCACGTACCTTGGGCCAAGCCTTCTTTACATCCGATGCCTTCCTTCGGATTAACACAGCAACCGCCTCTGGATCGTCGGGAAGGGATTCTAGCGACCATGCTTGGTCCAGCATGAGTTGATACAGCCCAACTTCCGCGAGGCTCATCGCAAGCACGTTCTTGTCGCCGGAGAAATCGTCCACGAAATGTGGGTAGTACGGGAATTTCTTCGCCATGCCTACCCGACCTCCGTCGCGCCCAGCTTGCGAAACGAAATGGCCCAGAGCCAAGGATTGGCGGCTAAAGATTCGGCCCCGTTGATCGATTCCCAGAGCGAAAAGAAGCACTCGCGGGCCGTGCGAAACCTCAGTAGCCACCCATGCCTCACCAGCCCTTGGACGAAAAACCAACCCTTCTCATCCATCGACACACCTTCCGCGATTGCGTCCGCTTCCGAGATATCGCGTAGCCGTTCGGCGCGAACCTCGGTTATTTCAGTGAGGATGCGTGACATCCACCGGAACATGTGTATGCCGGGACGCCAGTGACCGTCATAGTCGTCATTGCCGTATGGATATTCCGCCCTATACGAGATTGAGCATACCCACCTCGATCTGAGATCGTAGCTCCTGTCTCCGCGTTCGATTGGATCGTAGGAACCATGTCTGGCGGGGAGCCAAGCTTCCCGCACCCAAAGGCGATCTTTCGACTTACCGAATGGACATGTAATCTCCTTGGTCTCAGTCGCCCACAGATGTAGCCGATCAGTGAGGGTACTCATCACCGGTTGCGGCTTCATGGTTCGCCTTGTTTGCGACTTTCTCCCTTGGTGTACAGCTTGCGCCATGGCTGGCGAAAAAAGTATGGGACGTTCTTTCCCGCTGAACTTTCGCAAACCCTCGTGCGTATGTTTGATCGTGGGCGATGCGCCCGTGATACCCTGAGATGTATTCACCTCGCGGCCTCCTTTGCCGTGATGCGTGATAGGCGCGGGTGGTGTTTCCAGCACCGCCCGTTCCGTACTCCATTTTCCCACAAAATCACAACGATATACGAATGTTTTTTGATGGTTTCGGCCATGCTAGCGGGCCTCCGAAGGCACAGCCGTGAGCGACAGCACCCAGACCCACTGATCGTCCTGCCGTTCGATCTGCACGTCGGTGATCTGACGGACGGAACGAGCGGCCCATCTGGGCATGCAAGATGAGAGTTTCCACATGCCGCCGAGTTCTTCATGTCCGGCGCGGTGATCTAAATCGGGCAGATATACCTTACAGCCACCAATACAATAGCTATTGGGCTTGCGGGCCCCGCACTTAGTGCATCGGTCGGGACCATTCAGTAGCCGATACGCCTCTTTGACAAAAATCAGATCGCCCACCTCGCCGAAGGGACAGACAGTGGAGAGTAGTTCTTGGCGGCGGTAGAGAGTGTGTTCGTCCCAAGTGATCGTTCCGCCTCTGCCGTGGGCATGGACATTCAGCACCCAACCTGGATCTTCGGCACTGATTCTCTGTGGTTGTGGCTTCACCAGCCGCCTCACTTGACTCTGCCGTCCCGACCAGATAGCCAGAGCCTCGGGCCCCCGGCAGATCAGTCCGCGCTCTTTGGTGGCGGTCATGCTGTTTTTCTCGCTTCACGGCATAACCGAATCCGCCGTTGGAGTGGGATCTCGGGGTGGAAAATTGACAGAAAAGCAAACATCTCATTCTCTGGCGTTCCCCAACTCGATCTGGCAAGGCAGGCGACGGCCCGCACCCGATTAACGATATTAGCGGCGGGCTCTGTCTTCCTTCGTGTCCCCTTAGCGCCCATCGGTGGCCTCCGAAGCGAGTAAGGTCGCCTGGAGTCGCTCTACTTCTCGGCTCCAGCTTCTACCAGGAGATTTGTCATAGATTAGCCGAACGGCCCTGTATGCGTCGCCTCTTTCGGTTGGGCTGTCCGTAGTAAACTTAGTTGATGCCATGCTGACCACCTCCAGCGGTCGGTACGGTAATGGATTGCTCTTCGTGCTCAGCCTCGATGGCACGGAGACGCTCCACTTCGGCGAGTAGATCCGGGATGTCCTGGCGGGCGTGGGCGGCAAACACGCCGTCCTCGTAGATAACCTCGCCGCGTATGTAAGGACATCGCGCGTCATCTATCAAGGCGACGTCGTCATATTCTTCCTCTGTACCTTCGTACACGCTCCCGCTTCCATCTCCACGAAAGACACAGAGCCATGGGCCTTTTGTAGCAGCCTGCTCGCGTGCCTTGATCTCCGCGATTCGCTCGTCGGTCATTGGGCTATTCACTGGAGTTCTCCTTCGCCCACTGGCGGGCTGCATCGTTGAGCACGGCGAGATCGTAACCGGCATCGCGCAGCGACTTATCGAAAAGGCCACGGTGATTACACAGCCACGAATCGAAGCATGTTTCGTACGGCCATTCATGACAGATGTCGCACTGCTTAACGACGCCGATACCGAGCTGGCGCATTGCCTTCAACGCGAGCGCGACGGATGAATTGTGCTTGGCCTGCGACGCGAATTCCACTTTTGATTCTGGCTTGCCGAATTCCAATTTCATCGTGCCCTCCGGTATGCCGCCATGCCTCGCGACTGATCCGATAGTGCGCGCCATGCTTCGTTACCACGAACCCGCTTAGGATGACGGGCCCGGTCCACCAGCGTGAATATCGCGGCCTCGGGCTCCCAGCCTGCCTGAATGCGTTCGCGGATGGTCATGTGATTGATACCGGACTCTCGGGACCATTCGGCGATTGTGAGTGTCTTGCATCGCAGGGTGTAGTAGGTGGGTTTGCTCATGCGGAGACCTCACTGAAGTCCATCACTTCCTGGGAGAGACGCTTAGCGGCCAATTCGCAATATTTCTCATCAATCTCGATTCCAATGGCGCGTCGGCCGAGTTGCTTGGCAGCTACGAGGGTAGATCCGCTCCCGGCGAACGGATCGAGCACGATCTGGCCTGCAGCCACGGAGTAGCGCAATAGTGGATCGATTATCTCGACTGGCTTTTGGGTCGGGTGGACGGCGTGTCCGTGGCAGTTTGGAGCGAAGATGATAGATCTCATCAGGCGCGGCCCGCCATCTTCTGATACGTAAGAAGCGGCTCCGATATTTCCGGTGTGTGGTGGACGCGACTTGCGGCGCGTGGTTTTGGCCGTGTGTCCCAGAGTCACGACCGGAGATTTATAAACCTCTCCCCACTCTCCCCGATACCACTGAACCAGGTGTTCATGGACGCGCTTGAAACGGTCGGAATGGAAAGAACTGCCATTCTGTTTTTCCCAAACAAGATCCTGTGCGAATTTCCAACCGAGTCGGGTGAATTCGACGAAGCTGTGCATTTGCAGTCGCATCGAACCGAAGCACCAGACAGAAGCTTCGCCGGGTAGCAGAGCAGATCCTGCGGCCTCGAGCCAGCCCGAGACTCGGCGGTCCCAATCGAGTGAAGTGTCTCCATATGGCGGATCAGTGATAATGACGCGAGGCTTCTGAAAGAGACTGTCGCGAAGAGACAAGCAAACCATGCGACAATCCCCGTGGAATATGGTTATCCCGCCATGTTCGTAGTAGGGCTTCATCTTTTCGCCTCGTCACAAATTTCATGGAACAAGCGCGCCAGTTTGCCCGTTCCAATATTCGTGAGCGTTGCCAAAAACTTCGGTGCTAACATACTTCAGGCCCTCCAGCCTGTGCAAATGGGATTTTATATACACAACTACCCTTCATCTGGGGTGGCATACTTCGGCTCGTGCCAACAATCAGCACCCGCCTGCGGACAGTAGAGGTGAGCGCCTTCGACCGTCGCCCAGCGAAATATACGACCTCCAATACGCCCTGGTACTCGAATTTTGGCGATAAGCAAATCGCAATACATGCATCGTTCTGGCCGAATCATTCGTTTCGCCTCTTTCCTAACCCAAGGAAGTCAAGTATGTAATTCCTGTACAAATCCCGGCCACCTGTTTGCCGCTACAGCACCAGGCGGTTGGGAGAAAAACTACCAAAGAACCAATTTCACATCCGGGAAATCATGCTTCATGAGTTTCATCTTGAGCTTGAATACCGGGGTCTTAAATCCTTTTACGTCGATGCACTCGCGCCGCCCATCCTTCCAGACCACATCGAAATCAGCGCGATACTTGATACCAGCCGTGAGCTTGAATTCGGGCTGTAACTTCAAACATCGAACCTCACCGGCCTGATAGAGGATCTTCAGCTTACGGTAGGCTTCGGCCTCTTTCCGCGAGTCGAACTTGATACCGTCAACCGTTTCTTTGATCGCGCGGTATTTGGTCATTAGTCCGCTGCCCTCGGCATTTCATCCCACGTGCGTCCGTCTAACAGGCGGCCGGCGGCTTTCTTCCCGACGCGTCGAACAGTCGCGCCGTCTTCGAAATAGCGATGAGCACCCGCGCCCGCTACTTCGCTAACCGAAGCCCACTCGCCGTTTTGTTTATGGTGGAAAGCTATACCAGCCCTGACGCATTGGTCACGAATAGATCGGAACCAATCTGGATGTGATGGGCGCGCGCCCGCGCCAGATTCTCCGCCTACAATGATCCAGTCCAGCCTTGCCCCGTCTTCTCCTGAGTCCCATCCGTCGAACCATTCACCGGTCAAGAGATTTAGCGATGGAGTCTCGCGCGCGAATTTAACCAGAGATTGTCGGAGATCATTTCGATAGTCAACGGCGGTGAAATCCAAAGGACCCAATAATGGTTCTGCGGAAATGCCACGAATCGCAAAGGGTGTTTGGCATAACTCCTTCGCGCGCCACATGAACTCCTGGCTCTCGACCGTTGCCATCCCCCAAACGTTCGGCCTGGGATTAGCGAGCCACCCCTTCGGAAGGAATCGCCGGAAGTTCTGTGGTCGCTTCGTGAGTAGCAACCAATCGAGATTCGCCGTACGCTCGATTAGGCTATAGAGCCATCGGCGCGACTCCTCAAGCCCTTCGCGGACAAGATGCTCTGTGCCGTTGTATTCCTCCATGACATCGCACATGGAGCCACAGAACACGCGCTTGCGAACGCCTTCCTTAGCAGCATTCTTATCCCATTTCAAAGGCTCGGACCAGTGGCTGCCTGCAAAGAAGCGGCGGCCAGCTTGCTTACCCCAAATGGGAAACTTTGAGCCTGATTCGGCAAATCCGACACGCTTACTGAATGTCTCCGCATAGCAGCGATCGCATGCGGGGCTCACTTTGACACAACCCCACCACGGGTTAAATGTATGGTCAGTCCAGGATATTTCCGTTTCAATTCCCATCTACTTCCCCTCCTCACACAAAACCGGCCTAAACACGTGCCCATCCATCGATGCCCAGCAGGCCGAAGGCTCCGGCTCGCGAACGGCGAATCCGTGAGGCGGGATATGGTGACGGCAGGATGCGAGCAGGAGGAGCGGAATTAGGTATCGCATTGGACGCCCGCCTTCAGCGCTTCCCGCGCGGCTGCCTCAATAGTTTCCAATACATTTCCGCCCTTCACGTCAACAATCCGCCCGTCATCCAGGTAGATAGTGTCCACGATTTGGTCTTGGAGCCAATCCAGCGCCAGCGCCTTTCGGATCGGACCATCCTTCTCTGGGCACGCGCTGCTCCATGCTTCCATCGACCCATCAGGACCGATCTCAATCTCGATGTCGAATCCATTAACATGCCACTCGGCCTGCACGCCACCTTTCGACGTCGGCACAAATTGCACCTTGGTGCGAATCGTTTCGGCCAACGCGATTGATAACGGATTTATCGCAGGAGCCCCGTAGGTGTCCCAATTGGCTTCGAGTGTTCGGATTCTCTTCAGCGGGTCATCCTTCGGCTCAGCGGCCACGGGTGCGGAGGAGAGGGCGGCTTCGATATCGGCAATCACGGCCTCAATTTCTTCACGAGTGAGTGCTCCGTAGCGGCCACCGTATCCATCACGAGAGCCCCATTGCTCGCTCGACAGTTTACGCATCTCCAGGATGTTCAGGTAGCCCTGCCTGTTTCGCCCCAGCGCCGTCCGCATCACCGCGTTCTCGGCCTCCAGTTGATGGCATCTATTGAAGTAACTTCGCTCTCGCTCCTCGACGATACGCAATCCCATCACATCGTTCTCGGCTTCCAGCTCGGCCACTCGGGCGGTGAGCCGCTCAACTTCAGATGGCGTTTTAGGCGCGTCGTACCGAATCGCAGGAGCCGGGCGCATGGAGCAGGACTCCTTCGTGCAGCCCTGTGCCATGCTTTCCGCTAAGCGCCATCCGCAGACGCCACATCTTTCAACTTCTGTCAACTTGCACCTCCGTGATTTCCTCGCACAGTTCGGGAAACTGGAGCATCAGACCATCGACCATCGCAGAGAAGACCCCGAATGACTTCCCCGCGAGGACCCTATTCGCGCCCCCGAAATCGGTTAGCACGACGCCTCGGTCAGCAGCGTACGCCTCCAGGAACTTCATGCGCCTCTCGGCCTCGCAGAGCTCGGTTAAGCGGTCGGGGTTGATGGGGCAGATCATCAGAATTCATCCTCCTCATCTAGGCATTCCTCGCAGATTTCGGACCGACCGTAACCGTCGCAATTGGAACAGGTTTCTAGGTCCTCTTCTGGATATCCGATTTGCGATTCCATCACTTGCCCGCTGCCGTTGCATTCAGCGCACGTCACACATTTGCATGCCATCAGACGCCCTCCTCTTGCACGAATGCCTTCGGGTATGCGCGGCCGATAGCCTTGGCCGTCCATAAGAACTGATCCGCCTTAAGAGCGGTAAGGTTGGCCATCTCAGGACGCCCGGCTCGACTCTGCGCAATGGCATCCCCGTTGAGCAATCGGCATCGCTCCCACGCGATCTCGGCGCACTTCCGGGCCGTGGCTGCTTCCGTGGCGGCTACGCAATCGGATGGGTTCTCGTGGAAATCTTCCTCCTTGAACGTGTCGCTTAGCAGGCCGGGTAGGATCGGCTGGTGGCAGGTGGCGCAGGTCATGCGCGTGCTCCCCGGTAATGCAGATACTCGGCTGCGCTATCAACCGTGCTGAACTTATGTAGCACCGTGGGCTGCATGTCCCACTCACGAAGGCCGGGAATATTGCAATCCGCATCCCGTGGGAGCATCCATGTTTGCTGGATCGCCCCCAGCCATCTCGCGAATGTTTCGAGTCCGAGCGTCGACGGAGTCTCTACCTCATCGTCTACATCGCCGTCCAATATTGCCTGATAGCCACCATGGGCACCGCGCAGCATGTCCAGCAACCGGCGCTTCAGTGCGGCTTTCTCTTCGGACTCACGTTGCTCTTTCGTCTTTCGCTTCATACCGTCCCTCCCGTTCTCCGCGCCGCGCTCAATGCAACCGCGCGATTCCGTAGTCGTTCCTTCGCCCGAAACACGCGAGTCTTGAGGTGATTCAGATTGGTCCCCAGGATCTCTGCCGCCACCCCGTAAGCCAACTCGTCCCAGTAGACAAGCCGGATAGCTTCCAGGTCATAACTCGGAAGCACTGGCAGCAGAGCAGCAACTAGGTCGCTGTCCATGAGAACCCTCTCCACGTCACGCGCCGGGTCGATCATGAGGTGGCAGACGCCCGCGATCCCGTCGATAGGCAGATCGCCCTCGTAGCAAACGAGGGATCTACGCTTGCGCCGCAGATAGGTCAGCGCCTCATTTTTGGCGATCCACGAAACCCAGGTCAGATAGGCGCAATCACCCTTGAATTGATGGCGGAATCTCCAGGCGAGCAGCCAAGCGGCCTGCGCGATGTCCTCGCGGTCGCGCTCAGCGTAGACAATGCGCCTGATGATGTTCTCTACCTTTTGCCTGTGCTGGTGGTAGAGCACTGTGAACGTCTCGGCATCCGTGGGGCCGATCAGGGCTGGGGCGGTGGCGGTCATACGTCGTGCCTTGTTTCTCGCCTGCCGTCACCATACGAGACCGTGTGGGCAACCTGCACTCTTGCGGTCTTCAGGCATTTTTCACAGAAGAACGTATCGTAGAATTTCGACTCTGGCCGAAAGCCACCATCGCGCTCTTCAATCTGCCGCACGAACACGTACTTGTGCTCGCACGGAATCGGGATGTGATTTACAGCAGGGCTCATTCACCCCTCCGCGGCCCGTCCGTCCGACACCAATTCCGCCGCTTGCCGTGATATTCAACCTTGCCCGTGTCGCGGTTCAACCAGACCTTGCCGCCGTCGGTAACGGGATGCGTTCCGGGCGGGCAATGGAGGCGCTTGGCGCATAAGGTGGTCAGCAGGAACAGCAGGAGGGCGGTTGCTAGGCGCGTCATGACTGAACTCCGGCTGGGTGTATCCGAGCCATTGCTTGGTCTGCGTATTCCATCTGTAACCGCCGAAGCTCGGCATCACGTTTCGCGAAGAACTTCACCGCTTCTGGCCAGGATCTTGACCGCCTGAAGGTGTAAATGAAATCCGGGCTATTGCTGGGCTCCATCGTAATGATCGAGAAGGAGGTAATCTCGTCAGAGCGAAGCGCCGAGATTGCACCCCACACTTCCGTGGAGCCGCATTCAATTACGACTCCGTGGGAAGGCGAACCGACGTCAACCCGCTTGCCGTATGGCGCATCCCACTCCATGTGGATATCTGGCACGCCAGCCAAAAACAGCAAGCCCGCCGCGTTCCACTTAAGCTCGCGATGCAGGGCACTCTCACTGCCACGGAAATCGACCGCGCATTTGTCGTGTAAGAGAGCCGCCGCCCACTCTTCCGGAATTGCAATGAATCGATAGCGGGTCAGATCAACCCAGCCGTTTTGGATGCAGGCCGCTAGGTCGTGCGCACCAACGCCGTCACGATTCGGCCCGGTAGCTGTATTGAAGATCTCCAGGTAAAGGGAAGCGGCTGCCCCTTCGTGGGATTCCGGCAGCGTCCAATTGGTCATGTCAACCATGCCGACGCGGTCACGACCGAAAGACCTACCGATGACCTGGTGCTGCGGGAACAGCGCGGCACGCTTCAATACATCCCGAGTGAAGCCGCCCATTACGCGACCGCCGTGTAGCAGCCGTGTAACAAGGTCTGGGAAATACTGGTATTTGGGGTAATTGAGGGAAACGAAGAATCAGTAACTTGCAGATCTAAAGAGTGAGAGCCGGGACCGAGTCCCGCCCGGCTCACCATCTCCGCAGGTGCTATTTTATTGGTCTTGAGTGACATCATTACTCCAGTGTAGCAATTACGTCGCTGACTTTGAGGGAATTGAGGCATTATTTTACACGCTCCAGCTTGGGTTTTCCGGCCTTTAGTACTGGGTCTTCTGACCACGTAGACCGCACGTCTTCTTCGAGTTGATTCTGGCGCGCCTTCACCCACGGCGCGTAGTGCTTTTCCGTTACCTTGACGCTGGCGTGCCCCAGAAGAACCGATACTCTTTCGAGCGGTACTCCGGCCAGGAGCAGCTCGACCGCGAACGTGTCCCTGAATCGGTGAGGGTGCGCGTTCTTCACTCCTATCCTCTTGGCCACCTTTCGCAGCGTTCGGCGATAGTTTCCAGCGAGGGTGTCTTTCGATCCGAGCCCCGTCCAGAACCAATACCGCTGGCTTACGCGGTCAACATCCATCAGCGCTTGCAGGCACATTGAAGGCAGGACGCAATAGACGGGCTGCCCGGTCTTCGCCGTGTACAGCAGGAGCTTTCCATCTACCAGCCGGGATACCGCGCAACTCGCCGCGTCTTCGACTCTCAATCCCGAATACCTGAGGAGCAGGATGAGCGCCCGTAGTCGCCCGGTGGTGCCGTCGATCAGGATCGTCATTTCCTCGCGGGTGAACGGCAGGGTAGGGGATTGGCGCACCTTCGGGCGGGATAGCAGCTTGGCGAGATTCTCCTCTACCCACTTGTGCTTTTCCATGAAGGCGTACAGCGCCCGGAATCGTTCTAGCTTTTTGCCAGCCGAAAGCGCCCCGTCTGCCCAACTCGATTGAAAGTCTTCGAGGACCGTCAGATTCAGTTGCGACACGTAGCGGATGCCGCGGTGCTGACAGAACGCCTTTAACTGATCGAACAGAACGCGGTATTTCTTCAGTGTCGGCTTTGCGAGTTTCCGATTCTTCGTCGCCTCAATAGTGAATCGCTCCGTGGCTTTCTCGATGGTGACGGTTGCCTGATCTTCAGGTGCCACCTTCCCTGCTGATTCCCATTGCAGAATCTTGCCGCTCGCCTTCTCCCAGTCACGCATTTCCATGGAATGATGTAGCCGCTTTCCGGCCAGCATTCCATCAACCCAGATCGGGCACTTGCATCTGACGTGTTTTCGTCCTTTGGGAGCGTGCGCGCAGGTTTTGAGATGTCGGCGGTAGAGTTTTAGCATACGAGCAGTCTAACCTTTGAGCATCCTCTGGTGAACCCGGTTCACTACGGTTTCCGGTATGCGGAGCGTCTCGTACTTACGCTTCTTTTTTGAAGTGGGGCGAGCAAAAACCATCACGCCCGGCTCGTTCTCGAAGATACGCTTGATCGACTTCTCTTCGAGTCCCCACGCCTCGGCGATCTCGGTCAGACTGAAGTGCTTTTCAATTGGCGAAATCTGTACGCTCATCCGCGCACCAGCCGATATCGAAATAGCCCGCCGCCGAGCTTCTCCGTGCGAATCAAATGCCCAGCCTTCCGGAGATCCTCAATCCGGCCGCTAAACCGATGGGTGACGGCGAGTAAATCGCGATTGGTCTGCGGGCGATCCATGAGCATGGCGAGGATGCGCTCGGAATGGCTCTGGAGTCGCGGCTTGTCCTCCGGTGCAACGTGCGGATCTACTACCGGGATTGGGCGGGTTGTCATGATCCAACCTGCTCGTCAGTTCCCTTCCAGACGAATTCCGTCAATGGAAGGTGCTTTCGGCACTGAATGCAGAACGTGCCGCTGTAGAATCCAGGGTCTCGCGCGTAAGTCTCGGCGATTACACGGGTCATGCCAGTAACGGCACCGCAAACCTTGTGGACGTAGCTTTGGCGGACGGGGCGGACAAATCCCTTGGCCCGCTCGGCGGCACTCAACACCACGTACTCTTTTTGCTGGCCTGTCCCCGGATTGATCTCGCGGTGATCTTCAGTCTCAGGAATGGGAGCACCGGATGCCAAGACGCGGGCTGATCGGTCAACAGGGACGGACTCAGCTATCGCCAGCTTCGCCGCTTTAACGATGCGGTCAATGGCTTGTTGGCTTCCTGCGGGCCGGTGGTCTAGGCTCGGCCCTAGCGGCACCATCGGCATGGTCAGGCGCTCAAGAGATGCGACACGGTTCTCTAGTTCGTTGATACGCTCTTCTGTCGTCATACCGGCAATCCTCCTTCCTGGCGGGCTAAGCGTGCAGCTTCCTTATCGCTGACGAGTTGGAGCGTTATCGCGTGATCCTTTGGACGGACGGTGATATTCGCGCGCCCGCTTGCGGCAAATCGCTCGACGTCTTCGGAAGTAATCTGTATCTCTGTCAATCCCTGCTTGAATAAAACGAGTGCGCAGAATTTATGCCACTGCTCACGGACCTCTTGAGTCACGCCGTGATTCGGATTTAGCTCGCTCATCGTTCCGCCTCCATCGCCGCCAGAGCATCCTTACGGGCCTGCCGCTGCATGATCTCGTAAACGATTGCCCCGCCGTGAAGTGCATGAGGCCCTGCGATGGAGAGAACGCGCGCAAGCCGTGGGTCTTCAAGAAACATTCGTCCGATTACGTTACTCGACCAGTTCAGATGCTCGTCCATGGAGACGTACGCTTCTAATTCCGCGTTTACTTCGTCCATTACTTCGCCAGAAATTCTCACCGTCCCACCTCCCTAACCACGCCCCACGGAGCAATGCGCTTCCGGCAACACAAGTTACAGTAGAAACCGCTCCAGTTCTCCATGGACCGATGGCGACCGTGGAACATCCGGCAGAGAAATTCACCAAGAGATTTCATTGGGACTCTGCCTCTGAGTTGAAGCTGATACTGTCAATGACGCTGCTCTTAAATTTGTCCAGCTGTTGAGCGAGGCGATCTGCACGGGTCCACTCAATTCGATTAAATTTTCTGGATTGTTTCGGGTATCCATTGCGAACCAACATGGATTGGCATTGATCCCATATTTCGTCTGAGATGAAATCGTCAACGGTCAGCCGTCTAGTGCATTCCTCGCAATAGCCAACCGGGATCAGATGGCGAACGGAACCCTGGGCTCCATCGCTCCATCTAGCGATGATTGCTGGAGACCAATCCCGATTTTCGTGTTCACACCGTTTCAATTGGAATGATTGCTTCTCTCCCACGGCGACCACCTCGGCTGGTGCGAGTCGGATGCTTCCCATTTAGGCTTGCTCCTTTACTGATGGTGCAAATACTTCTTGATTCGCTCTGCCTTCGCTGCGGCACGATGCGTCACCACCCGGCGATCAATATCACCAGCAGTTTCCATCCTTCCGAAGGCATGGCTCAGATCACCCATCTCCCGTTCAAGGGCCTGACGATTGCTCTCTTCGCTACCGGTCACGGGATCAGTACTCTCATATCCATGTAGGAGAATCTTACAGGCGATCTGAGTAACTTCCGAGCACTCCTCGATGAGGATGGCAAGCCGCTCCTGCTCCGCTTCCGTTAATCCGTTGAAATGCTGCGTTGTCAATTAGCACCCCTCAACCAGCGGCTGCACGCAACCGTTGGCTCAAAAGTGATATCGGGCGTCCCGTACCTCCCCCGAGACCAGAACGCCCGTTTTCCCAAGGAGGGAACTTGCTAGGCCGCTACCGGAAGAGCGACCGGCACATACGCAAACTTGTTACCGAAGGGCGTTGCCATCGCGATCTTGACGTAGGTGCGACCGTCCAAACCAACCACCTTCTTACCGGCAGGCGCATGGTCACCCGGCGACACAGCGTAGTGGCCTTCCCAGTTCGGGATCTCGTCTCCAGGCGGCAATGGATTCGTGTTGAGCGTCGGATTGCTGTCGTCCGTCGCTGGCACGTACAGCTTGTATCTGATCGCTGGACTGTAGTCCGGCTCCTCGTGGCCCTTGTCATACACTGGGACATTCTTACCGTCCGTACCCAGCGGGGTATTCACACGGGCCTGCACCGAGGCCTCGTATTCATCGAAGATCTTGCCCGCCAGTTCCTCGTCCACAGTTCCGATTGCCGGACCCACTGGAGGCTTGCCTGGATCAATCGGCGGGTTCGCCGTGCGGTATCTGTCGGCGTTGAGTTTGTATTGTTCATACACCGGCAAAAATACCGACAGTGCGTGAGTATTCTGTGCGTTGATCTCAGCTACGAGATCATTCACGTTGGATCTTGCTAGGGGTGTCATTCTCTGTTCTCCCAATGTGGGCGTCCTCGTCAGAGGCCGTCCAGCTCTTCCTCACTCGCGAGAATGGGAAGAGCGCCCGGTACCGAGTACATGCGCAGTGTCGCTGCGTCCGATTGCCCTGCGGAACTGATTACTTCGTGCCCATGGCAACCTCCGCTATTCCGTGCTCTGACCATCTGGAGAGCCAACCCATGCTCGGTTTAACCGGCGGGGTTCGTTGGCTCGGTGGGGTTTGCGGGCCCGTCCGGCTGCTCCTCCACTGCGCCGACGGTAAATCCAACGGCGGTAGCGGTACCCTGCGATACGTTGCCGGAGTCCGAAGCGGTGATCGTCTGGACAACTTCGCCCAGATCGGCATCTGCCGAAACGGAAATGGTGTAGTCGCCGACGCCCTGAGCTACGACGAGAGCGGACAGTCCGCCCGGGTTCGGAACAACGGAAGCAACGGCTTCATTGCTTGAGGCCCAAGAGGGGGCTCCATCTACCGGAGCTGGCTTCCCCCGGCGGTCAGTGGGATTGATAGACAGCGTGAATTGCTGCGTCGTTGTGATTGCGGGAAATGGCATTAAATTCTCCTTGTTACTTCGGTTGTTCTTCTGTTGGGCCAGCCGTCAGCACGAGCTCGACAGCTTGGCCAGGGACTACGTTGTCTCGTATCTCCTCCAAGAGGAGGATCTGTTTCCGAGATGCCAGGAGTAGCTGATCCTGCTTCTCCTCGATCCTGGACTGGCGTTTTTCAATGGCATCGGTAGATCGCACAATTTTTCCCAGCCATTCCAAGACAGTTCCCAGTCGAGTGAAAATGAAGTACAGCATTGCTTCACCTCTACCCTCGGTGCGTCCGAGTCCGTTTCGCCAACCGCAGTTGGCAGAAAGTCTTAAAAAAAGGCGGGGAGTGGTTGGTCGGCGCTCCCCGCCGCAAGTGAAAACTCTAAACTTGCTCACCCGGCCCCAGGTCGAGCTTTCCATTTGTCTCGACCACCGGGACCTTGGTATCCAGCAGCGCCTCGTGGATAGCCGTCAGGTTCTCCAGGGCCGCTATGCGACTCTCGGGAGTGGCAGCGATGAATCCACGGATGTAGATCTTGCGCGCGGTCGCTGGCGTTATTGCTGGCATTGGGCTCCAAATTTGTCGGCTATGATGTCGTCAATATCTTGCTGGGTCAGGCCGTACGGATCTTCCTGCACCTGAGGAGCAGCCCTCACGAACGGACCATACATACTATCTAGGTAAAAGTATCGATCCTGGAATAGATCCACGAATTCTTTAAGCGCGTTCTCCAGCAATGCGATATACTCTTCGTCCCTTTCGGCCCTGATCAACACGCTGGCCAAGGTCGGGTGCCATGCGAAGATATCCACCCAGTCGCGCTCCGCGACGAGCAGTTGCCCCTGAAGTTGTGGCTTGTACTTCTCATCCGGAGTCCTCGGTTTTTTCGCCAGCAGATAGGCGATTTGCGTTTGCGCTAGCGGGGTCTTAAACTCGGCCAAACCGCGCTCACCTACTAAGCGATCAGGGCTGCAACCGTACGTACCCAAATCGTTTGTGATAAAGCCAATCTGATCGGTCTCCATCTCTGTCATCAACTCATACGCCCTGATCGCACTGTCCTGCTCTTCCTGCCCACGGTGCATCCATTTTGTTTCGACATTCTCAAGAGGAGCACCTGTGATCTTCTCGGCCAACAGGCGGTACATGTAGGCATCCCGTTGATCACTCTTCTTGCCACCGGGCGAGAGGATTTTGAAAAATTCAGAGGCCGTTGGCAGCCCAAGTCTAAGTTGCAACCACTCAGGAGTTTCTTGTGCGACTCGATGAATGATCACTTGCCGCCCTCCCTGGCCTTGTCAATGTTTTCTTTGAGAGCCTGTAGCGCCTTTTCGTAATCCCGCTTGAAGATTTCCGACAGCGATTTGGCCTTCATGAATTCCAGGAACTTTTTCTGTACGAGCGGCTTTTTATCCCACCCGAGTTCGGCCTGTAGGTCGATAATGTTATTCATCTGGCGCTCATCTATGTAGGAATGCGATGCCGCGTCGTCGTCCTCACCTTCCGTAATGAGGTTCAGCATCGCGAAAACTAGATACCTGCGACCGTAACTGAGCGAACTGCCAACCGCCTGGATAGAATTCTTCGAACCCGATGTGTCGAACGGGAGCGGCATACTTGCGGTGGTTGAGTGTCCTCCGGCGTGAGTCAATGTTGCCGAGATATTGATCCCACCTTTTTCTGCGAGAGGTGCCGTCCCAAAACTAAACGCGAATCCTTCCTCTCTAAGCAGAGGCCCAATCGCATCCATTACATCTTCGAACTTGGCGTAGGGCGTTGACTGTGTATCGCCGTTCTTGTTTTTGAATTCGATCTTGCCGCGCTTCGTGATCCTCGGCAGCTTTGCCTGCAAACGCGCCATGGAACGATTGA